TTACGTCCGTGAAGGGATAGGTAGCAAAGACACGTTACTTTCAAAAAGGACACAGCTACAACGTCAGTACAGGGAATTACAAGGCAGAATGAAAATGACGAATGGCGGTCATGGCAGGGGGAAAAAGCTGAAAAAGATGGATGATTACAGAAATCACGAAAGACATTTTGTACAGACATATAACCATCAAGTCAGCAAGAAAATTGTTGATTTTGCTTTGAAATACAAGGCAAAATACATCAATGTCGAGGATTTATCTGGATTTGGGAACAGAGACACGAATCAATGGGTATTAAGGAATTGGAGTTATTATGAGCTTCAACAATACATCACATACAAAGCACAGAAATACGGTATTGAGGTACGCAAGGTAAAGCCCTATCTCACATCACAAACTTGTAGCCATTGTGGACATTATGAGCCGGGGCAGAGATTAGACCAAGCACATTTTGAATGTAAGAATTGCGGATTAAAAATAAACGCTGATTTTAATGCGTCAAGAAATATCGCAATGAGTACAGAATTTGTTTAATTATCATATCAATATGATACGGTGGATTTTGCCGCCGAAAGGTGAGGGAAAATTTCCACTCACCAAAGCCTATGTAAATTGCCTGTGTGATTTGAGGTTTTGGAATCCTATAAATTTACATAGGTACAAAACTGCAGTATCAATATTTTTTTCTTGCATTAGGTTTTGGAATCCTATAAATTTACATAGGTACAAAACATGGCAGGGTGTGGACACGAGACACCGAAGTTTTGGAATCCTATAAATTTACATAGGTACAAAACATAGATGGCTTTATATGACTTTCTTGGCGGTTTTGGAATCCTATAAATTTACATAGGTACAAAACATGATGGAAGAAAAACAGATGCAGGAGAAGTTTTGGAATCCTATAAATTTACATAGGTACAAAAATAAGTATAAAAATGAAAAAGCATATTGCAATAACCGCCTGGGTGTGGTACAATAACCTCATAACAAGAGAGCCGTTGAACTGGGTGCAGCCAGCCACCGGCATTAAATAGTTTCTAAAAAAGTAGCACTATCGCTTGCTGGCAGAGGGTGCTACTTTTTGCGTGTAATGTATATAACAAGAGTTATAACGGCACAAAAATATTGCAATCCAAATCTGCATATGCTATAATGCCGATAGGCAGAAATGAAATAATGTCCATGTGGACATAAAGAACACACCCCCGGAAGTACCGTCAATACTCTGGGGGTTCTTCTTGCTATGCCACATTCTGCAATCCCATAAACACGTTATCCACCACAGAAATGATTTCGTCCCCATAGGTTGCCACAAGGTCGCAGAAAAGCTCCTCCTGCTCCAAGTCAAGGTATATCCCATAAGAGAACATGGCAGAATGGCAGACCTCATGTATCAGCACTTTCCGCAAAAATCCATCCGATATAGCGTTTGATATGTAAATGTCGTGTGTCAGTCCGTCACATACACCGAATGTCATAGAGCCATCCGACCGCATGAGATTACGGCTGTTGGGTGGCACAAAGTGGATTCTCCACAGGATTCCGTTTATTGTAAACATATATATCTTCTCCTTTAAGAAAAAGGGGCATTTCTGCCCCTCTATCATTGAAAAATTGATATTACATCTGGTTCGCCCATGCCGCCATCTTCTGTTTCAGCATCGTCTTTTCTGCCTGTGACATGGATGGTGTCAGTTCCTTAATGTCTCCCTCAATTGTATTCATAAAGGTTTCAAGACGCTTTACGTTCTCTTTATCATTTTCGGGAGTGTTCTCTTTGTGAAGTTCCTTTGATTCTTCGTAATTGCGTCTGCTACGCTCATACCGGGATTCCATACGGTTTCCATCGTAGTATCTTTCGGAATTGCCGTCAGAGTAATAGTTTCGGTCATTCCGACCGTCTGAATAATTCCTGCTACCGCTCATGCTATTCATGTTGCCGCTCATATTTCCACTCTGACCGCTGGTATAGTACATCCGACCATCCATCATGTCCATATCCCTATATCCTGTCATGGGAGAATAAATCTCCGGCATATACTGGTATGGAGTTTCGTAGCCACGTCTGCGACCATCAGAACGGCTCATGTATCTGCCAGTTGTCCTGCTCCGGGGCTGTCCACGGTAGAAACGTCTTTCCTCAATCGGACCATTCTCGTCATAATCCTCTCCGTAGTCTGATTCTTCCATTGCCTCCATGATCTGCATTTTATAGCAACTCTCAATAATATTTTTCTTGACCTCTGATAAGTCCTTGAAAATATCAACCGCCTCATACATCTCATGGGTATTCACTTTGTCAAGCCCTTTGTCAAGTTGTGTCTTGATAGCCTGTTCCATTGTTTCACACATAGACTTGACGGTTTTTAATTCAACTTCCACCTTATCTTTAATATCTGCCATCATACATCCCCCTCTCCTGTCGTATTTGCTGTTGCCGTAGGTGCGTCACCGTTGATTGTTTCCAGAGAATAATTCGGAGAACACATCGGATTGCCGAGCATACGGAAGTTTGCCCCTGTCGCACTCGTTGCTACCCTTGTTGCATATTTTGTCCTTGTCCGAACACCGCAAGCCGTGACAGGATTACAACATCTTGTAGTCAATGGGTAAAGTTCCGCTCCATCCCCTATCTGAATCACCACAGGAGCAGCTATCGTTGTTTCTGTCGGAATAGCCTGTGCAATTACAATACACACCTTTTCTCCATTCCTGTAAGTGTTTTCCGGGAGAGTGATGACGAGGTTTCCGTCCGTAAATGCTACAGCCGTTGAGATTGCAAGATGGTCACATATCCTGCATACGTTATTACAAGCCATAATATACCTCCTAACTCAATACAGGGCAGACTGATAGCCTACCCTGTAGAATAAATCAGCCATTTAATAGGCGAGAAAATATCGATCAGTTCCCATATCCGCATCCACATCCGAAGCCGTTACCGTTGTTACAGGTAAATATCGGAGTGCGTCCGTAAACCGGAGTTGTCGGGACAGGGCAGTTATTCAGGCGATTATACAGAGCGTCAACCTCATCATTCAGACCTTGCTGGAATGTAGCCGTCTGTGCAGCTTGTGAAGCCTGCATGGTAGCCATGTTAAGCTGATTCTGCAATCCGACATTCTCCCTTTGTGCCTGTGCGAGCTGATTCTTAACTCCGTCAAGTTCAAGCGCACACAGTTTATCCATGAGTGCCTGATTTCCATTTCTTACTGCGTCAACAATATCTCTCGTATTCTGTGCAGAAGCCGTTCTGTCTGCACAAGCTTCCCTAGCTATGTCAGCAGCAAGCCCAGCGGTTGCCAGCCTGTTCTCACAACAACAATTAGCTAGGCTTGTCTGTACGCCATTGACAGCCTGTGTATTTGCTGTCTGTGCGGCAAAACTGCGCTCTAAATCTGCCATCTGGTTAGCTGCCATCTGTGACGTAATTGCGTTCTGTGCACCATTAACTGCTGCTACAGCCGCATTGCCTGTCTGACAGATATTCTGGTTGATTCCTGCAATGCCAAGAGCGGTATCACCAAAACCGCTTGTGACAGAGTTCTGTACTCCCTGTATCGTGGACTGCAGCATCTGATCCCTAAATCCATCTGTCGTGATTTCAGCCTGATTCATCCATGGATACAACATAGCACCATCAGCGGCAAAACCGCCCATGCCTCCACCGAAGCCGCCAAATCCCCAGCCTCCATTGCCGAACAGCAGGGCAAACAAAAGGATAGCCCAGATGCCGTCCCCTCCGAGAAAACCACCGTTTCCGTTACCATAGCCACCACCATAAAGCGGTGTTACAGGCATAGTAAAACCATCATTTCCACCATTAAACATAACTTTTTACCTCCTGTGATTTTTATTTATCATAAGAGGCCCATATGGGTTATCCGTGCGCACACCCCGTTATGTCTGATTACTAATATTTGTTTTACCTGATTCCCAACTGTTGCCGTATCTGTCCTATTGCCTCATCCGGATTAATCCCCTTCTCTTTGCACAAATTTCGTGCCATCCTCTCTATCCCCTCTGAATCGCCTTTCTGCATCATCCCAAGTGCGTTCATTGCCATGGGATTCTGTGAAACTCTGCTGTTTGCGGTCATGTTCTGTATAAATTTTTGTGGGTTGCTCATAGCCTGATACAGGCTTATCAATGGATTTTGCCTCATGATGCACCTCTCTTTCTTTCACATCCTGCACTCCAAGGATAGACTGCTCCAGCACTCCTAATCTGCTTGATAAATCATCAAATCTTCCATATATGCCGTCCAATGCGTCAGACAGCCCCACAGAGGGATTTTCTAAATCAGACGTGGAATTGTTGCCCTGGTTGTCTTTAGGCTCTGAAATCGGCTTATATTTTGTTATTTCTATCTGTCCGTTCGGTGTCCACTTCCTGTGTTGTATCTCCGAACCGTCCTTTAATGCAAAAATAGCACCGTTACTGTCCATAGGGACTGATTGAGCCAAGATATTGTCAAAGGATTCAACAATCTGTGTTCCTATCCCTGTCTGGTTCTGCGGAATGACTTGCTGCATCTGATTCTGCATCACCGGCTGCTGCATCTGATCTTGCGCTTGCAGGCTCTGTAACTGCGATTGAAGATACCCTATCTGCTGCTGTAGAGCCATCTCATTACTCTGCCTCTGTTGTGGCGTTAAAAATGGGTTGTAAGGTGGCATAGATGCACCTCCTATCGAATGTTTTAGACTACATTTATTGTTGCATACAGAAAAAGGGACAAAGTATCAACTTCGTCCCTTTTTCGTATCAAGGCTCTATTCCTTTCGATTGCTAAATTTACTACGCCATCACTACACCAATTTTACACCACTACACCAATTTTACACCAATTAAATGACGATTTATGACGGGCTATGAGTGATTATATCTTATTTAAACCACTTGATATTTACTGGCATGAGCGGATTTGAGTGTTTTTGACTAAATTTGACGAAATACTAAAAAATAAAAATAATGTTTTCAATAAAGGTAGCATACCTAACTTTTAACCCTTATTTTATCGACATTTCAGAGATATAAAACTCATACTACACCAATCACTACACCAATATCAGACAATTCTGCTCAAACGTTCTTCAAAAGCCTTTATTTCCTCGGTTTTGTAGTCCTCCATCGAATGAACATATAAATTCATCGTCATGCTGATGTCGGAATGACCGAGAATGGCCTGTAGCGTTTTAGGATTCATACCTGTTTCAATGCATCTTGTGGCGAATGTATGACGTAGCATATGCATTGTCAGTCTGTCAATTCCCATCTGACAGGCTACGGATTTAAGGCATTGTCGGAACACAGAACGGTGATGCGGTCTGCCAACGGTATTTAGAAAAACATAGTCCTTGTACTCTAACCTCACAACTTTTTGCTCATCTTTAATGTTTTTTAATATTCTTAACGCTTCGTTAGTAAGAGGGATCCGCCTTAATCCGTTTTCTGTTTTCGTTGGAACGTCCACAAAGTCTTTAATATCTTTATCCCACAAGGTGTTGTGCGTCACATGGATTGACTGTGACTGAAAATCCACGTCGTCCCATTTTAAACCTCTTACCTCGCTAGACCTTAATCCTGTCTGTAATACGAACAGATATACATCAGCAGTAATACAACCATTTATGCACTCAATAAACTGCTTCTGCTGTTTGGCAGTAAGCACGAATATTTTTTCTTTCTTTGCAGACTTCGGCTTGATGACCACCATCTTATTTTTTGACGCGGGGTTTTTTAGTATAAGCTCATTTTTGACCGCATCGCCCAATAATGTGCATAAATGCTGTTTTGCCAGCCTTTGCGTTCCCGGCTCGCACCCCCTCTTTTGCATAACGTTCAATACATTTTGACAATGCAGGGGTTTTATTTCTGACAACATCATGCCGCTAAGGCAGGGCTTGATGTAATTTCCCCAGGAACTTTTATAACTTTGTAAAGTTCCTTTTGAGACAGTCTCCCCTTTGATATTCTCGATCCAATAATCAAACCACGCATCAACCGTCATATCTCCAAGTGCATTGATCGTGCCATGTTCTATCTGGAATTGTGCATCAGCTACCCATTGACGGCATTCCTGCAACTTTTTAAAATATTTTTGTCTGCGTTTCCCTGACCGGTCCGTAACCCTGCCTGTGTACAGACCGTCTTTCCTCTGTGATATTCCTATTCCTAATTCTTTTCCTTTTAAATCCTTTCCCATGGTATATTCCTCTCTTTCTTATTATAGAAAAAGAGCCTTGATGCGGTAATTATACAACATAAAGGCTCAAAAGTCCACATAAAATATCATATTTCTATATTTTCAGATATATATTTCTCAAATTCTTTTCGCTTGATGAGCCTTTTCTTGCCTACATATAAGACAAACGGACACTTTGGATTCTTTACCAGTTCAATGATCTTGTGCTGGCCGATATTGCTGTATGCCGCCGTTTCTTCAATCGTCATGGTCATTTTTTCCCATATCGGCACTTCGTTCCTGCCATTTTCCATTTTTTTCATCTTTTCGCTAACTCCTTTCGCCCTGCGTTTCGCTGTTGCAAGCGAAACTCCTAATTCCAATGATACCTCTGTGATGCTTTGACCGCTAGAAAGCATTTCAAATACCTTCATTTCATCATCCGTAAAATTACAAATCCGCAATATTTCATCAAGTTCTGGCTTATTCAGTGACGATAGATACGCGCCTAACTTCATAAGCCTTATTTCCCTTTCTTTATTATTATAATAATATCTCCTAAAACGCTCTTTTCCTTTTTTTGATTGGTTATATCGTTTTCGTGCATTCTTCCCTTTATCGGAATGATTATATCTCATTTGCGCCTCTCTGCCTTTTTCTGACGCAAAATATTTTTTTTGAGCATTTTTTGCTTTTTCTGTCTTATTATATCTCGCCTGCCGTTCTCGTCTCTTTCTGATTTCATAGTCAATAGCCATTAAATCTCTGTCAAAATCATCCTGTGCTTTCCTTTCTGATGGTGAAACAAAAGTTTGATAACAATCTCTATAAACACATCTATCACACAGCGGATATACACAATTCTTTAATTTCATTTCCTATATTGGAGTAAAGATATCTTTCTTGTGCGCACAAACCTCTTACTCCTTTCTATTTTTATTCAATGCCGATTTTTACCGATTCTATCAATTTCTTTACGTCAGATGGCAGTTTTTCCATTTCTGCATCCCTTTTCGCTTCTCTATTATAGGAGAAAAGAAAATTTGTCCTTGCTTTCTCATAACTGAAATACTCGTCAGTACCCCAGCTTTTCAGAACATCAGCGGAACCGACCGCTCTCTTAACTGGTGCAGGCAGCTTGTCAAACTCTGCCTTTGAATTATATCCAGAGTTCTGAATCGCACTCCATACAAGCGACCACGCCTCCGCATCCGATAAGGTGTTAGGGCTACGGATAGTGTGTATCTTGTCGATAATCTGACCTATGGTTGGTGGAAAACTGCTGTTATCTGTGGCTATATAGGCTTTTAATGCACCTGCCACTTCATCATAACTATAATCCTTTGTCATATCAGCCCAAACCTCTGCTGCCATATCTAAACTCGGTGGCTGATAGTTCGGATATGCCGTAGCCATTATGGCTACAATTTTCTTTGCCTTGCTAAATTCCATTCTGCTCATCCTCCCATATGCTCTGCATGAAATCGTCAAATTGCTTCTGTTTTACCGTTTTCTTGTTATTTTCGTTTCTTTCTAACTTCTCAAAGACAATGCCTTGATAACTACTGGATATGCTTTCTTCTATGATGTTTACGACCGCCTTGTCTCCGTATTGTCTGCATTTTTCCTCTATCTTCTTTAATAGAGTATTCATTCCGATTTCTTTATAATGAAATCCGTTCCTCTCATGCTTGTATTTCAGCCATTGCCTTATTCCATTGTCTACTACATAATTAGAAATGTTGTAATTCACAATCAGCCTGTCGAACAGTTGTTTGTAGTTTTCTCTCTTTTGCGGTTGATTTTTTTCTATTTCTTGCTTGCCCTTTGCTTGCCCTTTGCTTGCCCTTTGCTTGCCCTTTTGTTTGCCCTTGTCCAAATATGAATCATATTCAACAATAGAAAATATCGTGCCTTTATTAAAAGTTTTGCTTGCCACTTTGTTTGCCCCATTTAGATGTTTTATTGCTGTCCTCACTTCCTTTGCTGACATATTGAAGTGATTTGATATTTCAGATACAGAGGTTTTAATTGACCCTCTAGGAACATCAATCCCCCTATCCTTTTTATCTTCTGTATTCGCATTCAATAGAAGATACATGAATACGGACAAGGTGTTTCTGTCCCTAAACCACTCCCAATCCTTGAAATCATCATCAATCACAATCTTACCCATTCCGCACCCTCCAAGTTCTGACTTGATACCGCTATTCCATAAATGCCATTCCGCACACTTCACACTTAAAATGCCTGTGTCCATTGTATTTACTGCGATAAACTGTACCAACCGTGCCACAGTTATGACATTTATAGCTTTCTGTCAATGGCTTGTTGTATTCCTCAATCTCATCATCTTGTAAAAATCTCTGACCGCACCAATGGCATTGTTCTGTACTGTATGGCATTTCTCCACAGATAGGACATTTTGGTATCATTCCGTAGCCATCATTGACGATATGTAGTTTTATCGGCTATTTTCCTGCATATATCTCCCACAACTCTTTACGCCTGTTCTCTACGTCCTGTTCTTTCTGTCTTTCAATAGCTTCATGTTCTACTCTATCCCAATATTCAACGCAAGCGTTGTAATCCGGGGCTATGTCGATATCTCAATTCCGCATTGTACAATGATAACCGCCCTTGTCTCCATGGTCTCGCAACTGACACCTGACACAGCCACCACACTTCTTGTCAAGCAATTCTTCCGGGTAGCGGAAAATGTCATTATTCATGTACCGCTCTTTCCGCTCTGGTATGCCGTCTGAAAATTTAATCTTGCTCATTTCTGTTATCCCTCCTGTTCGTGAAATTTCCTTGCACAATACACACAGAATAAAACATTATCTCCGTCATCATTAAACGCAAGGTGTACTATATCTTCGTTTTGAAACTCATAGCCACAACAAAAGCATGATTTCATACCAAGCATCCCACGTTTACCAAGGACACGCACTCTTGTTTCAGATACATCTTTATATGTGCCAAGTTCTCTAACTGCCGATATATTGTATGTTTTGGTGTATGTTTTAGTTATCTTCATCCGACCACCTCCACCTGTAACCAATCAAAATATCATCGTTTTCTCTAATTTCATCGGCTTTTGTCGTATTCACACCACCTTATCCGATAGCCAATCAGTCATCGCTGACCAATCACCATTAAACCAGTCGTCACAGGCTTTCTGCATAACATCATTTCTATAAGTTTCATAGGGAATGGTCGGGAAAAATTCCAGTACCTTTCCTGCTTTTACTCGCCTTATAAAACCTTTATCCTCCAATTTGTCAAGGATGGTGTAAATTGTGTTCGGAGCGTAATTCAAATCGTAGTCGTGCATCAGCAACGACTTAATCTGTTTTCCTGTTATTCCAACACTTTCAAAATTCCACACGCACCGCATGACCGCCGCTTCTGATTCTGAAAGCTCTAATCTTTTAATTTGCATTTCATTCCCCTTTCATCTGCTCTTGCAATAGCTGCGATTGTAACTTTTCTGACTGCATTATGATACATTCTTTGGCACGTTCAATTACATCTACATCACTACCCATAGACATTAACTGCATTTTCGTCTGCAAGTCGCTTAAATCCTTTAATAACTCTGAAATCATGCTCATTATTTATCACCTACTTCCTTTTCGAGTTCCGTTTCTAAGTCGTTCTGCATTTTCCCTAGTTCTATGCCGATGTTAAAAATTGTTTCTGTATTATCGCATTTCTTCAAGTCCTCTGCTATGTTTGAAATATGCCTATAAAAAGTAGCATTTACAATCTCATTTGCTCTCTGACGTGTCATCATATTATCCCTCGCTTTCCCATATATTCCCGATCACGGTCATGCAGTCCGCATAATCGCATATCCGCTCAACGATGATAATGTTCTGCTCATTCTTTGTTTCAATGACATATCCACATTTTTCTTCATCCCAACGGATAATGCCCTTGAAGTGGAACTTTCCATCGTTGCACTCTACAATATCGCCCTCAAAGATTTCATCATCATTCGTGTCCAGTATGCCGATGTAGTCGGAGATTGTGTCGGTATCTGTAATGTGCCGTCTATACCGTACAAATGAGTCGCCGCTTTCTTCCAGTTTGTCGATAGAGAAACTGTCAGGTGTCGATTGTATCAGATAACCATATTCCCATTTTCCATTGATTAAGGCTCTTGTTATTCTTTCTCGCATATCAATCCTCACTTTCTATCAGCTTCTTAAATATCGCCATCAGTACCGCCTTGACAATACTATTTCCAGATTGCTTATATAACTGCGTGTTACTGTTTACTGCCTGTGCTTTCTCGAAATCTTCATCCGAAAAATCCATCAGTCTCCATGTTTCTATCGGTGTAAGTTTGCGAATCCGTATCAGATAGTATTCTCCGTCAATCTCGTAAATGAACGGATGGTATTTTTCGTTTATTTGACGTTTGATTTCCAGTATCAGAGAATCTTTCTGTACGCTTGTCAGACAGTTGCAGATGTTATCTTCCTGCAATTCAAGGCGTTGCTCTGTCGGAATACCTGCGGACCGGTCAGACGGATTGTCTGGATTTCTGCCACGCATGGCACATGGAATTGTTTCGAATATCAGATTATCCTTTTGGACAGTAGTAATTGCGTTGCTTGCACCGTCTGTCCGTGGCTCCGCTGTCCTGTGTTCATTAAATCCGTGGTGGATTTCTCCGTTTTCGTATGCTTTCCGCAAAGCTTTCCCTTCATCTGTACGAACCATGCGTAATGATTGTGCGTCCATCTTTTTTTTCTCCAAATAAAGATAGGAATTTCCTCCTGTATTTCCCACAGGTTGAGAAGTAATAGCCATTGCTATTCCGTTAGAATCATAAACCCTGTTTCCCTGTCTGTATTGATTTCCAAACTCATTTTCTTTTCCTACACCACCAAGCAAAATGGGAATTTTATCGCTATTTATTTTTCTCACCTCTAAAATCTTCGGTTGCAATCCACCACCACCGCAAGTATTCATGGTCGGAGAACAACCGTCCTGACCATATACCCGATTTGCACTCTCGAAAGTGTTATCCATGGTATTGTCCATACAGCCAATGACATTGACTTTCTTGCTTTCTTGCTTTCTTGCTTTCTTGCTTTCTTGCTTTCTTGCTTTCTTGCTTTCTTGCTGAAAGATTGTAATTCCATCATTTCTCATGTCAACCCTTTCTACTGAAACAATCATTGTCGGCTCTTTGTAAATCCTTGACGTTATGCACGGATGTATTTTCGAATATACCCTCGGCTTTCCATCCAATCCCATCATGCTAACGTCAATCAAGTAATTTTCTGACATTCCAATACCCATTTCCCTCTGATTTTCTGTTGCTAATCGCATTTCCGTCCTTTCCTGTGTGCGCAACGATGCAATTTGCCCTGTCAATGATTCTCGGATTTTTAAGGCACAGGTCGATTGTCTGTCTGTCTGTCTGTCTGTCTGTCTGTCTGTGAGGATTTTACCCTCTGCAATCAGCGTGTCAATCAGCTTTTTCGCCTTTTCTGTGGTAATGTAATATTTGTCATCCACTTCATCCTCAAGGTAATCTTTCATGGTCTTTTCAAGCGGAATCCCAGACGGAAACTTGAAGTTGTATTGACCTAAAAGCGATACCATAAAGCACCTGTTTCTATTCTGTGCAACCGCAAAATCCCTAGCGTTCAAGTCCTGCCAGTAGTTTGAATATCCTTTGCTTTCGAGAAAGTCTATCCACTTCTGAAAGTCGGGGAGATTCTTTTCTCCGTGAACCTGTGGGACATTTTCCATCAGAAGGATTTGCGGAAGTTCGTCTGTTTCGTTCAGCAGCCGTTCCACTTCCCATAACAGACCAGACCGTGTACCGCTACCCTTTTTCATGCCCTTTTGTTTCCCGGCAGGAGATAAATCCTGACACGGAAAAGAGTATGTCAGTATGTAGCAATACTCGTTCTTATCGACAATTCCCAAATCATTTCCGCTGATTTCTTTAACATCCGTTGTCGGAAAATCCGTACCATGTATAGCGTTATAGCTTTTGATGGCATATTTATCAAATTCCACAACTCTGTAATGCTCAAAATCCACACCTAAATCACGCAATGCCATAGCCTGTGAACCGATACCGGCAAATAACTCTATCAGACGTATTTTCTTGTCGATTTTGAAGTTATCGTACAGGATGTCGAAAATGCTAATCTGGTTCATTTTTCCATGCCTTTCTTTCTCTTTAATTCTTTAAGTTTGCCCTCTAATTTCTTTATTTCAATATCTATCAAATCGTTTTCCATATCATCAAAAAGCAATTTATCAATAGATACATTGAAAAATTCTGACATTTTAATCAAAGTTTGAATCTGTATGCTCTGTATGTTTTTTTGTCCTTGCAAAATATCCAGTTGACCGACCAACAAATTTTTCTAAATCTCCGATTTGTTTGTTTTGGATTTTAAGCAAGATATATATATTATCTTTCAATCGAATCATGATTTTCCTCCCGGATCTTTATATTCTTCGCACATCCATCCGTCCGGAAATTCGATGTAATCTTTACCAAAACGAGTACCAATAGTAATATCAGCCGCAAGAAAATTATCCCTCATTATTTCTATAAACTTCTCTCTATTTGTCACTATTGGATGTTCTTTTACCCAATCAGAGACTATCTTTTCAGCTTCTTCTGGGCTGTTGAAACAAGCATACGAACACTTAGTTCCAGCATCTAACTCATTAAGAGGACACTTAAGACAAGTTATTTCCTTGCACATTCTTTCTTTTTCTCTTACAAACTCTTGAAACTCCATAATCTCACCTCACTTTATATCCTTATTCATCTTTGCTTTTAACAACGCTTTAAGATATTCCTGCGGATTTTCAGTTGCCATTTGAAATCCACGTCTTTCCTCTTGTATTTTGGAAATAACAGGTTTGTATTTCGGACTATTTCTGACTTCCTCACGATATTTCGCAACTTCCTCTTTTGAGATAATCTCTTTGTCCACTAAAATCCGCAATAAAGCCTGTATATCAACAGAAACATTGACTATCGTTTCTTGAATCATCAACTCGTGTAATGCTTCTTCTGGTTTGTAATACTTTTCATTGCTTACCATAATCTCACCTCACTCTATCGTTTTAAACTGTTTTAACAAGCAATCCTCGCAAAGTTCTTCTCTATCAAAGATATACAGCCTGTCAGCTTCATCACCGCATTTATCACAAATCAGATGACGGACGTTCCTGTTCTGGCAGGATTCTCCCAAGCATGGTAATCCGCAATCCACGCATTCGTCAGTTGTTTTTATCATGGCTACCCTCCAATAGTTCGGGATTATCAAAAATGTTGCCGACAACAAGAAAATGACAGAATCTAATTTCGGCATTTGATAATTCATAATCGTAATTAGTATCAATAAAATCAGCATACCAACCGTTTACTTCTGTTGTTGAGAAATCATGCTCATCTTCTATCTCGAATTTACCGAATTTAACAACAGAAGTCCCACCATTCCAATCATCAAGAATATCATTCTCCCAAATCTCCTGTCCGTCTTTATCTTTTAATCCTGTGTACTGGCAGATGGTTTCGGGGAGAACTATGTGCATATTCTGAATCTTGCATTTTCGGCTTGTCGTTACACTAACTGGCACATCTCTTTCTTCCCAGTTGACAATATGTCTGCCGTTGTAATACCCTTCCACCCACTCACCACTGTCTTTTCTCTTTGCCTTAAATCGTATGTCACGCATTGTCATCATCCTTTCTAATCCTAAATATCAGCCAAAATCCGTAAAAAAACAAACTTATAAGTTTTATAATTACTAAAACAATAAAAATAATTACATTCCATGGGAAAAGAAACAAAATTATTAAGCTTTCCACAATCACTATTCCTGCTTTATTTATTTCATCTTTCAAAGATTCATAAGCGTATGCTTGAAAAATGAATACGAACCTAATAAACTCTGTTTTATCGGTTAAAAATGCATCTTCATCACAAACATCGTCAGCCAAGGCGGCTATTATAAGAAAAAAGCAAATAATGCAGGAAATCGAAAAATATATAGCCACTAAATCCCCCATACCATCACGCTCCATTCTGCAATGTCGGATTATCCGCATACTCTACTGCGGATTGCCCTTTATCGCTTATTTCTTTGATCTTTTTCACGCAATCCCAATGAAATACATTTACTCCGTTGTCACCAATCGCACCAAAATGAATAGGTTTCTCACATATAGGGCAAACGTTTATTTTTTCTCCTTTTCCATAACACCAAAACTCTATTTTTTTCACGTTATTAACATCGTATAACATTCCATATAAAGCCTTTATACACGTTTCAGCCTCTTTCTTCGTCATTCGGTAGTCTTTTACATCCCAATCCCAGTTTTTAAGATTTACTAGAACTTCTTTGATTTCTAATTTATTCATCTTCTTCCTCCAATTCATCAAATGCTGACAAGTCAACGGTTTTCCCTGTCTTTTTAATTTCATCTACGGAATTACAGCAACGCTCTCCATTTTTATATATCACTATGTATTTATCCTTATATTCTTCATGATTGCCAAAAACAACACACTCAACTCCATCATCATCAATTACCACATCTCCACGGCGAAACTCTATTTTTTCCTTGTATTTCTGATAACATTCAAGAAGTGCATCAACAGAATAAGTGTTGAAAAATTCCTCGATATGTTCTTTTCTCAATAATTCCCCAGAATATGACGCCGGATAATCTCCAAAAAGTCCAAAAACATCAAAAATCTTCTTGTACGTTGCACTTAATATAAACCTTGCCATTTCCCAAACTTCCTGTTGTGCTTCTTTAATCTTCTCGCCCATTTTCACACCTCATTTCTTTCAAAATTTCTGCAATCTGTGGAAAGTTTCTGCCTGTCTTTTTCCAGTATCTAGGGGATATAGGAATCAATCCGTTTTCACAAATACCTGTAAAATAGTTGTCACGTATATCTACAATCACGGCTTTTGTATCTTCGAAAGCTACCTCATCCCACAAGCTAAATCCATTTTCTTTCCCCTTTTCAGTTTCAAAATACATTTTCTTCCATTTGTCACGGTCTTTTTGTGCAATCCGCAAAGCGTCCCCTGTATCTTCAAGTTTGGTAGGATCATATTTCTCTAAATATCCAATTATTTCATCATCAACATATAACCCCGGTACATCTTTAACCCCATACACAAATCCGTTATGATTCGTCATCTTACTATCCAGTTCGATGATGAATTTATCTCCTACATCTGCCATAATTACCTCCTTACCCTTAAAACAATCTCTAACTCGTCCTCATCATATTTGAACCGTTTCCCATCAATCTCCACCGTGAAGTCACCATGGCAATCCATGTCAGACACGACTTTCCCATCTTTGCCGTAATGCTCATGCGATTCATCATAAATCAGCTTGCCTGTCGCATTTGACTTACGCTTGTCAAGTGGCTTCACTCTTACGTAAGAACCTCTATGTATCAACTTTCTCACCATCCTTTACAAAACTGTATCCAGGGACACGTATCGCCCTCGGACTTCCATCCTCGGTATCGGTTTCAATCATTCCTGTATCAAACATCTTATGTAAATGTGCGTGGACATTACTTGTGCTTTTAACTCCAACACCTTTACCGATTTCTCTCACAGATGGTGAGTATCCGTGTTTTTTGATATATTCAATAATAAACGTGAGGATTTCACATCTTGTTTTTTCACCTCGTTTTTGTGTTGTCATTTTTTCAAACACCCTCTCTCCTTTCCAGAATCTCTATTACCTTATCCGCAACCTCTGACTTCTGACAGAATAAGAATCTGCAACCGTAAATTGCTTGTAGCATTGACAAGCTCTTTTCAAGTGTCTCCCCTGTCATGGAATGGTTGTATTTCTTGTCTTTTCTCCATTCCTTCAGGTCGGGCAGAGAAGTGATATTCCTATCCACGGTGATTACCGTCAGGCAAGAACCGACTTCTCTTGACCTCACCAACTGATTGATAAAAGCCTTATTTCTCTTACCGCATATCATTGACACAAGGCTCTGCATATCCTTGTTGATTTCTATGCAGATGCTTTGGTCGGTCGGTAAAGTAAATGATCCGACATATAGCTTTGTTTTCCGTATTTCTGCATTGACCATCAGATTAAATTTTGCGTAAGTGTCTTGTAGGATTATCATTTAATCAACCCCTTGCTCCTTGAACCGATTCTTAAAGCCACAAGAATCACACCAGACATTGAAAGTTGGCTTTAATAAATCAAATTGAGAAACATATAAATCGTGCATAGTCGCTGTTTCGTCAGTTATTTTATTCTCTGTGTCAACATTTCCTTTGAGTAATCCATTTTTACATTTTGGGCAAGTTACTTTCTTTTTAGCTACCTGATAAATAAAATCTTTTATTTCCTCTCTCGTTCCGTACCGTTCTGTTCCATCCATCATTTAATCACCCCCCTCATATCTGCATCATCCCTTTACCGACTGCATATCCAAACTCCATACAAGCTCCTCTTGATTTAGACCAACCGGACATAAAATAAACCCTGTCGCAAGTGTCAAGCAAAAGCAGACAACGATTCATAATATCCAACCATGAATCATCCGCAAATTGTTCCATTTCCTTGACAGGATTGACAACCTCATATCCACGCTCTGACAATATCTTTTCTGCTTCGGCAAAGCGTTCCTTGTAGTCCTCTGTGCCTGTTACTGCACCGCTGATGTAAACTCTCATATCACACCTCCAAGAAATCAAATAAAGTTGGTTGCGACATTTCATTTTCCTGTGCTTGCAAATATCCAACAGCGTCACGAAAATAATCAGGATTCAGTTCACACATATAGCCTTTGCGATTCATTTTCAAAGCCTGTAACGGTACTGTCCCTAAACCGCCGAATGGGTCATAAATCAAATCTCCCTCATTGCTATAACGGTTTATGATACGCTCTACAATGTCTATTTGCAGGGGGCACACGTGCATTTGTAATCTTCTCCTGCTTTGCTCTGTATTCAGCGTTTTCATTCTGTTTATATCATCCCAAACCTCTAGCTGATTCCATGAACCGGGGGCAACCACCATGAATATGGCCGGAAGTTTGCCTTTTTCATCAAGTTTTTTTGCAAGTTCAACGTGTTCTTTGTAACTATATACATTCTCCCTTGAATACTTTCTGTAAACCATTTGCAAACTGTCAACAGACAAATCTTCCAATTCTTCTTTTTTGACAAGCCTGTCACCACTACTTCTCCAATAGGCATGAGCGTCTATCTGCCATTGTGCCCTTGTGTAATCTTCCTTGCTTTTCGATACTGGAGTATCAGCATAAGCCTTTGTTCTATCAGTAGGCAACTTTCGAAAAAGAAGTATGTACTCCGGGCAACCAACACCCATTTTAGAGCCGTCTTTGCATTGTTCTGTCCATCCTAATCTGTAGGTCTGATTATTTTCTCTCACAACGTCCGTAACAACTGTAATCATGCCAAAATACTGAAATCCATGTTTGATATAATGGTGTATACAATCCGCATGAAACGGCTCTATGGTTGGCATACCAGTACCAGTTGCGTTTCCAAATAATACTCTGTCTTTTACATGGATTGCCGCAACTCTGCCTGGCTTCAAAACTCTCAATAGCTCCGGTGTTAAAAAATCCATTTGTCTGAAAAATTCATCATCATTTTCATTGCAACCAAAATCATTGTAGGATAAAGAGTATTCATAATGATTCCCAAACGGAATAGAAGTGTGTATCAAATCCACGCTATTATCTTCCATAGACCTTGTATGTTCTACACAATCAGCATTTACCGCTACATAGTTATCCCCTTTTACTTCCACTTGCTCACATCCCATCTTCCTGTTTAATCTTTCAAATCGGTTTGTATTGTTCAATCCGTACTTTTTAACAATGGAAATCATTTTTTCCACCATTTCATCATGTCTTTTCCATTTATCTAAAAGTACATCTTTTATTTCCCTCTCACTCTCCATATAGATAATGTCGATAATTACCTTTTCTTCCTGTAAGAATCTGTAACATCTATGGATTGCTTGAAGAAAATCATTTGCTTCATAGTCGATACCAACAAATATCTCCCTGTGGCAAAATCTCTGAAAATTACACCCACTTCCCGAAAGTGACTTCTTCGTGGCAAACAATCTTGTTTTGCCCTCAGAAAAATCAATCACTCGCTTTTCTCTTTCCTCATAGTCAAGGCTGCCCCAAATGGAAACACATTCTGGCAGAGCCTTCTCTATGGCGTGCCGTTCTGCTTCTCTGTCGTGCCATAAAACAAAGTGGTCATTATTACTTGAATCCACAATCTCTTTCAGTTTTTTAACCCTCTGCTCTATGGTAGTGCCTTTTATATGGGCAGCTTCTTTCAATCCTGTTCCTGCTTCTGTAAATAATTCAAACTGTCCGTCTCTATCTGTTTCTTTCCCGTATTCGACTGGTATCTCATGCCACCTTACTTCCAACTCCGGCAACATATACCCATCGTCAGAATATGACGGATTTAAGTCTGATGGAACAGTACAGAACAACGCCCATGATGAAATCCATAACCAAAATTCTTCCTGTCTGTTTGGATAAAGCGTCAGATTGTTTGCCTTTGTACTGTCTCTCTGAAAAAATCTTGTTAACGCCTGTCCAGTAGGCATAACCTCTAAATATCCAGCGTAATGAATCAACTCCTTATATCTGTTTGGTGACGGCGTGGCAGTTGCAACCATCTTATACGGCACTCCCTTAAATTTATCAAGAAATGTCTGATAAGTTTTACTCCCGAAACTCCTTAAAACGCTTGCTTCATCAAGGGAAGTCGCAACAAAATATGTCGGTTCAATATCTCCATCCCGGACACGCTCGTAATTTGTAATAACAATATCCGTTTTAGATTTATATACTTCATCCATTGTTCTTACATATTCTGGAGCTTCATATCCAAGCACTTGTACGGAATCCCTTGTAAACTCCTGTTTTACTCCAAGAGGACAAACAAGTAATGCTTTTCCGTTCTTTTTGTGCAATAAAACTTGATGTAAAAACTCCAACTCCTGAACCGTCTTACCTAATCCGTAGCTTTCAAATAATGCTCTCTTCCCACCCTTTAACGCCCATTTAACAGCGTCCTTTTGATGTGGCTTCAATGCCTTATTTATAGCATTTATGTCAACTTCAAATCCTGTGTCTTTTGCAATGTCAATCTTTGTTCTTAAAAAATCAATATAATCCATAGCATTTTTGGAGCAAACCATGATTTCCTGTGCGCACAAATCTCCTGCTCCTTTCTGCTTATTCCATATCATACTCTGCCAGATAGCACATTACTCCGCATTCTGGCATGATTTCTGTTTTCATATTGCCTCTGTTCGGGTCTAATTCGTCAAGGTAACATTCCTTTAAGATTGAGTATCCAACTATTCTTTCCAGTTCTGCCCTCTCCTTAAAAACCTCCGGAAAATCACGTCTGATTTTATTCCAGTAACCCATGCCACCTTTAACGCATCCAACACAATTATTATTGCCATATCCAAGTTCATACATCATCGGTCGCTTGAAATCGAATGTCCGTTCAAACAATCCATGTACTTCCTCTTTCAATAGTCCTTTGTCAATCAAAGGAAACTCATGGGCTGCCTGCGGATTGCTTTCAACCGTCCTGTCGGCTCTCTTTTGCTCGGTTGCGTCAAAACCCCAAACATAAGTAATCTCAATGTCTTTGTGTTCTGCCTCCCACTCTTTCCTTACACGTTTTTTTAATACGTTTGTACATACGCAAATTCCAGTTTTGTAATTCCCTATAAATCCAAACCCTCTAATACATTCTTCTACCGTGTTATAAGTATTTGACTTCAAAATTTTTATCTCTTTTCCGATTGCTTTCTCACAATCCTTAATAAAACGGATACTATCAGGATGTTGGTCTGCAACGTCAATATAAATCCATTCGTCAACATCCCCTGCCAAATATCCTGCCATAAAGCTACTTACTCCTGCTGATACCCAGCATACTTTTATTTTTTTCATACCAACCATTAACCAACTCTAGTCAATGGTTAAATAATCCGACTTCCCTGTTTCAATCAGGCTCATATTTTTATGTGAGACTTGTTATTGAAATATCGCTCTCACAACCTAGTTTCACTAGGATAGGTATTACTCCTTTCTTAAATCCTTTTGTTTCTTATTTTCAAAAAATTCCTTAATTCTTTGTATTACTTTTTCTTCCTTGCTATCTTGTAGTGTATATTCTTTAAGAATACCTATAACTTCTTGTTTTTCGATAAGGTCAGTTCCTTGTGGATTGATTTCAGTAGGCAATCCATCCACAAGAGTTTTTATTGTCTTGATTTTCTCTTTTGCCGAATGTCTTTCAAATAACAAGACAATTTCAGCACAACTGGCAATAAATTCAAGCATTTCATCTTCATTATCAATGTCACAATCATTTATTTCTTCCGGATATGATGTTTTAAGATGAAACACGTTCAATATCTTTCCTATTTTCAACATCACCCCTCCAATCTCTATATATTTTTCTGTGCATTATTTTTTCCCACACAGAATCATATTTATCTGCCTTTTCTTCTGCTTGCTCAACCGCTTCTTGATAAGTGATAAATATTTCTTTTCTTTTCGTCCAGTACAATTTACCGCCCTCTTGCAGGCAATATTCTTTCAAGCTATCATGAGGGCAACTTATTATTTTGCACTTTGCGATTCTATATCCGTATGACGGAGAAAATGTTTCTACAATATAGTAAACGATCCATCCTATTTCTAATTTCATACAAACCCTCCATCAGTTAAACGGCAAGTCCTCGTCAATAGCGTCTGGCACTTGCATGAACCCATCATTATCCGCTTTCTGTGGTTGTGGCGGCACTTGTGCCTGTTGATTCTGATTTTGTTGCTGATACTGCTGATTTGCCGACTTGCTCTCTGCAAATTCCTGTGATTCAACGACAACCTCTGTCGTATAGACTTTCTTGCCGTCCCTGTCTGTATATGAACCTGTTTGAATCCTGCCCTCGACAATAATCTTCGTTCCCTTGTTCAGATAATTCTCTGCAAACTCCGCTGACTTTCCAAACGCTACGCAACGGATAAAATCCGCACTCTGCTCACCCTCACGCTTGAAACGTCTGTCACAGGCGATTGTGTAGTGTGCTACTGCCTGATTATTGTTTGCCGAGTATCTGATTTCTGGGTCGGCTGTCAAACGCCCACACAAAAGTACTTTATTCATAGATTTTCACTCTCCTTTTCTAATCTCCTACAACTCTTTGACATTCTTCTTGCAATCTTCTTGCATATCGAATCTGCTTGTGAATCCGTCAGAAATCCACCTAACCTTAATGCGATGTATGCTTCTGAAACTATATCGAAATATTCTGCCTTATCTCCCAAAGTAAATCCTTGTCTGTTTACCTGTTCTTCCAATGATGGACTTAATACTCCGAAACTAATTTCCATGTCTCCCTCTCTTCCTCAATTCTCTCTCGCAAGCCTTAATCCTTGTCTTGTGCTGACCGCCGCTTGCTTTCATTTTTTCTATTGCCTGTTCAATGTCCTCTGTTGTGGCTCTCTGCAATGCTGACGTAAAATTTAGGTCTGTCGCAGGAAGTGTTGACAGGCTATGTACTATGTTTACTTCGTACATATAATCTCCTTTCATATCATCAGCAATCCAAGCAGGATTGTGATAAAATAAAATTTCAGTTTAGCTCTCCGCATTATCTTACCTCTTTTCTTGAAGTTTTCTGACAATGCAATCATAGATTGTATCTTCGATTTCCTCACGCAATTCTCGGAACGGATATTCCTCTATGATTTTGTTGACACAGGCTTCTATCTTTGGTCTGCTATCCTTTAACACATCGTCAAGGATTTTTACCGCTGGGCTTTCTGTCCTATCCCACGCATCGGCTCTTTGGAAAACTTTATAAGCAATGGTATTGCTCTCTGGACTAAGTGCTTTTACGATGCCCTCTTTTATCCGTTTTTCCACTTCTTCTGAATCAATTTCGAGATATTTCACAACTTCGTGAAACACATACTCATGCGATAGATTTGACAAAACACGCTCAACATCAGCTTCTTTTCTGAATTGTTCCTTGAAAGTTTCTCCGATTGTCCTTAACGCTTCATCCCTTATGTCCTGTTCATTGACATAATCCTCTAATTTGATTGATATTTCCATAATCTTCCTCCATAAACTCTGATTTTATAGACTGCACCTTGAAACTGCTTTCCAGCATAGGAGATATTTCCCATCTGTCTTGCTTTTTTAGGCAAAGATGGCGTGTTAACGATAAATTCTAACATAGAGCCGTCCGAATGTACCCTATCCCCCATTACGGTATCTCTTCTATCTTTTTCATCACCCGATATGCACTTCAAGGTATGCAGCTTTCCGTTTTTATTCTTTAAAATCACATCAAACTTAACCCCTGCGTGCTTTGAGTAATACTGTCCGATTGCCGCACAGTACCTATCGCCTATCATCCATACTCCTGTTTTGTCAAGGCGGTATTGTGACTTCATATCGAATTGTCTTGAACTCCTGTCAGTTATCTTCTTTGCGTCCATGTAGGACTTGAAATACCCAGAAACAGGACTTCTGTATGTTCTGCAATTCGTTCTGTGTTTCCGCAAATACTTATGTTCGACAAAACCAACGGTATATTTTCCGCTTTTGAAGTGAACCATTGATACCGCATCATCCTCTTTCTGAATAACCTTTACTTCATCATTCCAGTAAAGCCTACCAAGCAACTTACTGTGTGGGTCTGGTGTCAATCTCACGTCAACCGTTCCTTTGGCAAACATAACTCCGATTGCCTCTGCCCTGTTCGGTATCAATAGTGATGCTAACAGGAACATTGTTATTATTCGTTTCATCCCTCTTTCCTTTCCATGACAATCCCATTCTCAAATTCCGAGGCTACCCTTTTCGCTTCTTTTTCATCATCCCAACTTCCCCAATACCATAGTTTACCTCTGGACAACCTAGCCACAATGAAGCGTTCTGCCTGCAATGGGGGATTGTTTATTTTTACGTTGCAAACCATGTTACACCTCCACATCTTCGTCTTTTGGGAAAATAAATATATTACTTAGTGTTCTGCCAAGAATATTCCCATTCATGTATATATTTCTAACCATTTCCATGACCTTTTTAGCTTTTTCCTCGGTGGAGTATTTAGCAATCGGAAATTCAACATCTTCCATTCGTATGCTTGAAAAAGCTATTATTTCATTCTTCCTACGAAGCAATTCTGTGCTTTCGTATGGCATATCTATTTCCATGCTTCCATTTTGACTAATCAATCGCATAAAATCATCCCCTTTCCATCAAAGTAACTTCAACTCTCGGATTGTCAGACCAATATTTTCCGATATTTAACTCTACAACCTCACTATCATCGTGGTATGCCAAACCATTCAAGGCATCAAGTATAGCCTTCGCCACGTTATCAAGATCAGGCTTCTTTGTCGGTCTGATTTCTCCATCAAGCATCTGCTGTCGTTTTTTCTTGCTTGCAGATTTCGGTATCTGGTAATACGCTTTAATGTCCGCTATCACTTCACCATCAAGCATAATTCCTTTATTCTCATGCAGATACCAGAATTTGACCTCTGCTTCATAAGATTTTGTCTTTGACGGGGTTATGCTATGACCATTGTAAAATCTTGGTCTGCCTTTTCCTGTCGGCTCGCCCGGCACAGTAAAGCTAACTTTCATCCTCTCCCTCACTTTCTTCTAACGTTTCTATTTCCTTGTCGATTCTTTCTTTTATGTCATCTAAAATCAAACGTGCTATTTTGGCACCGTCAGACCGTCCATCCTCGAATAGTGTCATGTAGTTTATGATTCCTGTCACAAACCATAAACAAGCACATATCACATCAACACTATGTATCTATACAGTAGTCTTGTATAAATAGAATCCAGATAGCATAAACGTCAACGCAATACAACATATCCGCAACCACTTAATCAATCTCAATCACCTCCACCGCTTTCTGTTTCTGCTTTCCTATAGTTTCCCTGCCTATAAGTACCTTGATATATTCCATGCAGACACGTTCCATCACCTCATCCAGTCTGCCTGTGTTCTTTTGGTTTGATGCCATACCGAAAGATTCATTCAATACAACGCAAATGATGGACAAGGATGTAACAAAGGCAGTATTTCGATTAAAGACATAAATTATATCCTTGCTATCCACGTCAGATAGTGGAATCTCCGCAATTTTCTTATCAATCTTGTCTGCATAATACTGTAAAGTGAATTGCACTCCCTCATTATCATATCTTGCTGATTCCTCTCGGCACATCCTCATAAGTTCCGAAATCCGTTTCTTTCCGAAATGGAATTGCTCATGCAGTACATTTATTGTCGTAAAAAATGCCAATTCCCTGCCATCATCTCTACCTTGAATGGCACGTCTGTCTGTATCACTTGCTTTCCTGTTCGCCTTTTCTCTTGCTTTATGTTCCCTGCGAATTGCCGCACGTTTCGCACTCATAGAATCACTCCGTTTTCTTTAGAATAGTTTTCATTCTATCGACAATCATATCTGTACTTGATATATGCACGCTTGAGTCTCCCAATTTTTCAGCGTGTTTCATATACTCCTGTATCTTTTTCAAGTCCTGCTCTTTCGGATTGCCCTCTTTCTCTCCTGCTCTGTAATAATATTTATAGGCAGACAGGCAATCGAAAATGATGACCGCACCAACACCGAAAATATCAATCATTTCGTCCCAACACTCTTTACGGTCTTTCTTGTTGTAGTGGGATGGGTGGTGGACAAGTTCTTTCTGTTCCATACCATCACCCCCTCAAATATTCTTCCAAGCAATCCCCAAGCACAAAATATCTTTCTTTCTGCCACTCTGTCCAGTAGTCAATCGTCTTTGCCTGTGGACGTTCTTCCGCAAGGTCAACGTGAAGTTTTAACGGAATCTGCAATGCGTCACCGATAACCATTGCGTCACCGGGGGCGAACATGGAAGTCTGCTCAATCACGCCGCTAGAGCCATCTGGCATAATACCTTTCATCATGGTTTTGTCATTCTCATTGTTCAGCTTCATTACAATGTAGTTAGCACATTGCGCCATAATCGTTCTGTTTAATTCAGAAGGACGCTGACTTGCCACGAATAAGGTCACACCAAACTTCCTGCCCTCTTTGGCAATGATTTCAAAGATTTCCACCATTCTACGTTGTGAAGCTGACAACTGGAAGTCAGTAGGGATGTAGACGTGCGCTTCGTCACAAACCAACGTGATAGGTTTCGGATTGTTCTGCAATAACTGGACATTGTAAACCAACTTCGTGATTGCCCCGATAACCATAATCGCTACATCATGTGGAATCTCTGACAAGTCGATATTTTTGACCTTGCCACCACCAAGGATTCTGTCCATAAGGTTATTCAGATAGGATTGTGGTTCATCTTCAAACAAAAAGCCATACCGCTTGTTTGCAAGGATTGACTCCATGGAATTACACAGGCTCGTCAGTTTACCATTAAAATCTCCTTTTACTGTTTTAAACTGACCTCTCCTGTCTCCTGTCTTGTAGACTTCTCCTGTGTTGACCTGTTCTTCATCTAAGGCTTTCATAGCCAAGAATAGCCTTTTGAAATCGTAATAAACTGGCTTATCCTCATTCGGATTGTCACACACACTTGCGTACGCTTTCCGTAATGCTGACATAGCAACCGTAGCTGATTCCTCTTTTACTTTCAAAAGATTCAATACCATGTCCGAGAATCCAAAAAGCCATATTGGAAAAGAAAAATCCTTGCCGATGGTGATATTATCCACATAAGACAGCTTCTTGTACTCCCCATGAATATCAAACACAATCATGTTGCAGTTGGTATTCTTTGCGGTTTCTTCCAGTACCTTTGTAACAGTTTCCGACTTCCCGGAGCCAGTATTCCCGACAATGCAGCTATGCCTTTGGAAGAATTTATTTCCGTCAATCACAGCAGGACAATCATATCCAGCATAATTCCCGATTGTGAATCCCTCAACCTTACTCTGCATGATTTCAGAAAACCTCTCATTGCTGATTATCTTTGCTTCTACGGTCGTTGTCGGGTACTTGTCTACCGCATTGGTAAACTTTCCGTTTTTTACCGCCCCCATGACATCGCACTCGATTGTCTTAATCTGTTCAATCCCTAAATCGTCAAGTGCTTCGTCCTCATCAATCGTGCTGTCAATATCCGAACATTGCAGAACCGACACCATTGTTACCAACTCGATTTCTCCGTCTGAAATGCTTATCAAGTCACCGACACGAACGCTTTTAAATTCTTCATCATCCGACTTTATCAGGATTTTGTCGGACTGGATTTTGACTAATCTCATTTATTGCCCCCTCTTTCCTTTTCTACTAACTCTGACAGAATCTTTTTATCCTGTTCTGACAGATTCTTAAATTTCTCCATTATCTCCATAAGCCTTTCAAGCCTATAAATATCAATGCTTTCTACAGATTCTTTGATTTCAGCAACATTCTTCTTAATTTCAAGAATCTCCGATGAATACTTTTCAATTTTCGGCTTTGATTCGCTCAATAAGCTGTCGCATTTCTCCCATAGTCCTTCCGTCTTTTCGATTTCCTCTTTTACCGCCTTTTCGTATTCATCACGAATCTTTTTAGAATGTAACTTGAATTGCAAGAAATTATCTTCCAGACAATCTTCCATCACAGAATCATCTTGGATAATCTTCTCAACCGTTTCCTTTATGTCCTTGCCCCTTAATTTTATGCAATCCATAATTAAGTCAAAATATGGGACATATTCATCGTCAATTCTCTTAAACTCCATAAAATCCCTTCCTTTCCATCACTTTACAAGCCGTGAATATGCCTCAATCAAATCTTCCATTGTGATTTTAGGAATAGTGACATTCATCACATTTTCTTTTCCATATTCATCAATAAATTTGCGTATCCACCAGGCTTCTATGTTATTTATGTAAACCTGTGACTTATTTCTTATTTCCGTAATTGTTTCAAACACCAAATCCACCAAATCACCTTTAATGTGCTGTTTTGCATGCTCTTGCCAACGAAAAAAAGGCATATAGATTGTTTGACCGATATAGTGCATATTTGTCTTTCTGTTGTATATATGATAAATGTAGCCATGCACTCCACCATTTGTTTCATATCCTTCTCTTTCCTGCCACTCGCCCTCATTGTATGGGTTTACTTTCAGCGTTGTTTCTCTCTTGCAATCCCAAGAACAAAAGTAATATTTTTTACCATTATGCTCAATAGACGGAAAATCTTTCATCTTACCATTTATTTTTGCGTGGCAGTTGAAGCAGAAAGAATCAATAACTATGTTAAATCTGTCATAAAAAAATTGATTACTTTCCATTATGATGGCATATATACCGTTCCCTTTTCTTGGTTTAGCAAATTTCTTAATTGAGCTTTTTTCTTCCACTTTTTCTTTAGCTTCTGTTCGTGTCATGTCGTTACCGCATAGATAATATTCGTCTAGTAATACACCTTTGTACTTTTCCCACTCGCTATTATTTTTATGAAATTCTTCCTCATCTTCTTGTCTGTAATCAAAAATTCTAATCCACCAATATTTCATATCATTTCACCAACCTACTATATCCCCAAACTTTCGTTTTCCGTGTCAGCTTGCAGTAGTCGCAACACTCACACCGTTCAGGCTCAACCTCGCCATTCTTGACCGCTATCAGATGTGGCATATTTTCCTCAATTTCCTTTAACCTCATGTCAAGAAATGATTGCTCAATCTGGATAATGTTCATGTCAGAAACTTTTTCCTTTGTCACAACCGCAAGGTAGAATGGCAGATGTCCGTATCCATTTGCTTCTGCCACGGCTTGATATACCGCACCTTGCAGGTCATACCCCCAATAAGGGAGAGAATCGGTCTTTCTTACAACCTTTAGGTCAACAATGCACTTGCCCTTAATAAAGCTATCCATCTTGATTTTCCACGGCACACCGAACATTTCAGCGGTGAGAATCTTCTGCTTTTCCCCAGACAGGAATTTGTTAAAATAGCTGTTACTCTCAATCCGTCTTATGATTTCATCTGCCTGTCGAAACTCGGCTCTTAATCGCTTTGCATGTATTGTAAATACTTCTGGATGCTCCTGCTTGAATCGGTCAAGTGTACCCTCAATATAACTGTCAACATAACTACCTACCAATAAAGCCTTGGTAATCGGTTGTTTATACTCTCCACGCAGTTGAGCCATAGCAGAGGCTTCACAGCGGCAAAAGGATTTATACTGGCTAACAGACCAATAATCCTTGTTGGCTTCGGGGGTGTAGTAGTTTTCGTCTGATAATTCAAGTAGTGCCATGCTCTCCCTCCATTTCTGCCAGTTTCGATTCTGCTTCGGCTTTGGTAAGGAATACGGTTTTACCGATTTCTCTAAGATCAAAACAATGCGTTTCTTGTCCGTTTGTTCCGATTTTCCGTGTTCTGGCGTAAAACTGTGTGTCTGTGATAAATATTTCCCATATCTCATATACGTCAGATTTGACATAAACTCTATCTCCAACATGGCACGGAAACATCATTAACAGACCGTTTTCCTCGGCATTTTCATATTCTGCAAGCTTTTTTAATGCTTCATTTAGCAATCGACTACCCTCTTCCAGTTGACATTCATAGGAAATACTTGAATAATTGGCAACCGTACCTTTTAGATGTACAGTTCCCCTATGTGTTATTTCTGTCAATCGTTCCATCCAATCACTTCCCCTCGTCCGCTTTCTTTGCTTTCTTTGGCTTTTCCTCAATGTCGGCTAATGGATCATGGACTTCTGGCTTTTCTTCCTCCGGCAGACCGACTTCAAACCAGTCCTCACGCTTTGACATTCCATCTTTCAAAGAGTTGTAGATGTTATTCAGCGTAATCATATCCTGCTCCGAAAAAGCTTCTGCCTTGCAACCGATTCTCTTTTCAAGCATTTCCTTTGATACAGAAAATTTCTCTTGGAACATCTTCACACCGCCTCTGATACGGTCAATAAGAGGCTTGTCATTTCCGTTTGCAAGAGTTTTTTCACACTCCTGTACTGCACAGTCCACCACATCACCGGGGATAATACTTAAAATGCACGAACGGACACGCCTTGAAGCCTGATTCGCAATCATTTCATAAATATCCCTTGGGTCTGTCAACGGATAATCTCCATTTCTGGTAGAGCGGATGTGCTTCACGATAAACACCTTTGACTGTCTTGTGTTCGTTTCCAGATCCCACGCATATGCCATGACCTCACTCTCTGTAGCCGTGCTTGACATGATAGTGTAGCCAAAGTCAATGTTGCCCCAATTTTGAGCCAAACACTCTGCTAGACGGATAGACGGCCCCTTTACTTTTTGCCCCCCTCTCGGGTATTCATACATAGCCTGACTTGCCAATGTCTTACGCTGACAGGATGTTGTAATCCTGTTTACTGCTGCAATGTAATCCCTCGGAAATTTCTTTGCGACTACCATAGCCGCCTGTACTTCCTGTGCCTGTCTTGTCACAAGTGCGTCATGCCCTGCCGACATCTGCACCTGCGGCATTGTGTTCTGATTGTTTGTTACCATTAAAGCATCCATGATTCTATCTCCTTTCAAATAACTCCATCTGCTGACAATCCATGTTCAGCAGACGTTTTAACTGTTTCTGCCTGTCCTGTTCACGGTCAATCTGTTCCCGACAATCGTCACATAAGAAATTCCTTATGTCTGCCGGATCGCAGATTGCACCGCACCGATCACAGATCAGCATGGTCTTTCTTCCATTCTTCTTTCTCTTTTTCTTCCTGTTCCTTGATTTCTTGGATTTTCTTTTTGCACTCCCAAGAATCAATGACGGTCAGAATCTCTATCAATGTGGGCTGTTCACCAGACAGATAGAGTCTTTCTACCGTCTTTAGCTTTGTTTCCGCAACAACCAGTTCGTCATACCTGTCTAACGGCACTTGAATATACGGATTACCACATTCATCAAGTACAAAATTTGCTTTAAATGACTTATCTACCATACCTATCAATTCTCCTTTCCGTTCCTGTCTGACGGTTCACTATATATAGGTAGAAATCCGTCTCCCGAACCAAACTCCAGTTCTTTACTACCAACCCAGCGGCAGATACCGCCTGTTTCTGTTCTCTCGTCAGCTTCTTAGGTTGTTTCAATCTTCTTTTTCCTCCTTGAATCCAATAACCTGTCCGTTCTCCAACTGAACATACAAGCCTTTCTTCTCTGCCATGTCAATAGCGTCCTCGATTGTGATGTTTTCTAAATTCATTGTGTTTCTCCTTTCTTTTCATATAAAATACATTTTTTAATATCCATAATGGACAATCTGCATATCGTATTCTGTCCATTTTGACAAATCAAAACCTTGCAATAACCATAATAATGGTTTCAATCGCCTATAATCGTTATTTTTTTTCTGTTCTGTTAGCCAGTCAATGACAGTATGGAAATCAGTGCTTTTCAGATGATCACCATATCTATCCATATCAAATACAGTGTTCCCATCATCTGCAAACAACTTATAATCTATCTCTTTAGTAAAAACATCTTTAAATTGATAACCCATATCGCAAAGATCAAATGACGCAATAACTGATTCTGTGTCAAAAATTGGTCTTTTGCTTCTTGCGACAATAAAAATCTTACTGCAATATCCCATTTGCACACCTCCTACGTTAAATACTTCATAGCGTACCTCTTAACAATATCCTCAAAGATTGCTTTCAAAGTCGGCTTCTCTTGGATAATTGCTATCGCACTTGTTTCTTTCTTGATTGCCGTTTTCGTGTTCCCAGCTTTCTCCATGCGTGCTTTCTTATTCTCCTGCAATCTCTTTAAGCTACAATGTGCGGTTGTTTCCAACTCTGCATACATCTGACTGTAAATGTTCTGATATGGAACATTGCACTCCGAAGCAATCGCCCTCACTCTGGTATTGATTTCCTGTCTCCAGTCACCGATAGGCTCTACCATGATTTCTTTCATGGTTGTCATGGTTTGCTTGACTTCCTTGATTTCCTCTGCCTGTCGTTTCTGCTCTATCTCCTGTCTTGCCTGTGTTTCTACCATTGACATGAGCATCTGCATCTGTGGTGACAGTTCGGAACGGTTGATTACCAATTCCTTTGTCTTTTCTTCTAATGTTGTAAAATACTCTCTCGCCTGTTCTGCTCTCTCTCCATTCCCTTTCATGGAAAGTTTTTTGGCAAAGTGGGCGGTCAGTTTGTAGTCTGTAGAAGCCTGTCCACCGCATTCTTCATTGATGAAGAATGGGAAATAGTCTTGATTATCCTCGGCAAACTCATTGTTTACAATGTTGCTCCTGCACCACCGTGAATAGTTCTTTGGGTCAAGCTCTAAAAACTCATAGAGCTTCTTTGCGGTTGTCATCCCCTTATCGTCCACGCCCAAAGCTATCTCTATTGGTGTTTTCTTCTCCGATAACGTAATCTCGCCTATTTTAATCACCCTCTTTCTGTGGTATACTCTCCTTATGCTTCTTTGCTGATTCCATGTTGTTTTCTCTTTCTATAGCCATTCCCTCCGCAATACCAAGAACATACTTTTGGTTTTCTCTTGATAGTCTGGAAAGTGTGTCTGACATTTCTGTTAGAAGCTCTTTGTCCTTTTCACTCATGGATACCCCTCCTTTCGTTGCCTTAGCTTGACTATGTGAGTATTATATATCTCTTTGTGAGTTTTGTCAACAAAAAAATATTGACTATGTGAGTTTTATGTGATATATTATTAGAAAGAAGGGGGGTGAACGATATGAAAGACAGAATAAGGCAAGTTAGAAAGGCAAACAAAATGACACAGGAAGTCTTTGGGACAGAGATAGGAGTAAAGGGGAACACTATCACTAATTACGAAAAAGGACTAAGAACTCCATCGGATGCCGTGATACTTTCTATATGCAGACGCTTTTCGATAAATAAGGATTGGCTTCTCACAGGAGAAGGTGAAATGCACTCAAAACTCACAAAAAATGAGGAAATATCAGCTTTTCTTAACGAAGTCATGGAATTGCCTGACGATGATATAAAGAAAAGATTCATCGGTGTTTTGTCTAAACTTAGTAGTGACGATTGGAAAACCTTATCTTCAATCGCTGATAAAATAAGCAAGGGGGACTAATCAGTCCCCCTTTTTATTTATATTCTTAATAAATCGAAAGATTTGTTGAAGTGTCCACAAACTCTCGATTTTCCACACCATTTCGACAATTTTATCCCGATAAACCTCTTTTTCATCCATTTTCACACCCTCTCCTTTTCCTGTATTTTCTTAAAATACTCTTTGACCACCGCATAAATGTCAATTAATGCGTGAAGATCGCTGATTTTATCGGTCATTTCCCTTATTTTCAATTTATACCATTCCCGTTCTTTCATTCGACATAAACCCTCTTTTTAAATTTATAAAATTATGCTACTATAATCATGTAAAGGGGCAGTATTGCGGCGTACTGCCCCAAAGCCAGAACTTGTTGCCCCGATCACGGGAACAAATACATTTTATGGCAAATTTAAGGAAGGGAGTGGTGTTATAATGCCGTAATTCCAATTATAATATGATTTTGAGGGGGGATTGTATTATGACCGACACCATAAGACGCTTGCAGATGCTTGTAAATCAAGAAATTGTGAATAAAGGCTACACAATCAAGGCGTTTGCAGTAACTTGTGAAGTCTCCTACGAGGAAATGAGAAAAATATGTAACGGTCAGATTGTAGACATCAGAATGTCTACACTTGAAAAAATATGCAGTCAGTCTGATTTTGATATTCAAGAAATCATTTCTAAAGATGGAGAAAGTATATTAAAACACAATATAAGGATGATGATGGATGGAGATGTTTACTCTGTTTCGTTTAAAAAAATGGGATAAAACAAAAAGAGCCTGCAATCTTTTTATTTGCAGGCTCTAAATTATTATTTATTCTGTTTCGTTTACCCAGTATGAATATGCGTATGTGACACTACCACTATTTCCAGTTATATTCTCCGTAAGAACCCTAAATCCGTTTTCTATCGGTGTTACGCCTTTTACGTATGCACCAACAATTTCAGTTTCGACAACAGAAATTGTAATCGGCCTATCGTATGATATTTCGCTTATCTCCAAATCAAAATAATTAGGAAATGGCGGAGCAGATGATTGTGCAACATATTCTAAAGTTATTTTTCCGAATTGCTGCCTATAACCACCCAAAATGAGGTCATGTGCTATTTCTGCATCATACCTAGATTGTATTTTATATGCGCTTACTATTCCTCTCGTACCGCCTACATAAATATTCGGTCCAACATGTATAAATTCCCTTCCGTCAATTTCTTTTGATATAATATAATAAGGGGTTGAGCCGTCATCATCATGACCAAAATGTATCCCTGGGACATTAATTATTTCTGAAAAGTCTAATTCGTTCCAAAATTCCTGTACAGTTCCTTGTGTTGTCTCGCTGACATATTCTCTTTCGTAATGGTTATAATTAACGCTTGAAGAACCCTCATGGTGTTTGTTGTCCAATTCAGAATAATAATTGTTTTTAAAATCAATACCGTTTTCCTGTACGGAAGTGGATCTTTCTATTGTTTCATAATCTCGATTTGTTAAATAACTGTATCCTCTTGTAGACATTCCGTCATTCGTGTTAATTTTTACTTCTTTGAATATTATTCCATTCAATGTTCCGAAAATCGAACCGGAAGTTTTAATCCATTCGCCATCATCTTTCACCCAAACAACGGTACTTTTTTGCGAAGTATTTAGTTGAAGCCATATATTTCCATCTTCACCAACTGTGTTCATGGGTTCACTTTCTGAAATAAAGTCTGGCTCTCTGATTTCTCCGCCATAACTCACAACAACATTACCATCGTTTATAGGTGATTTAAAATATATAACACTTTCACCAGTAGGAGAATCTATATTAAATCCTCCGCCTGTAATCGCGAGTGCAGATGCCGTTACTTCCCCTTTTTCAGTTACGTTAAAATTGTCGGATGTAATTTTCATGTTGTGTGCAGTCAAATCTAAATTCCATGCCTCCATGTTAATATTATCTGCTTTCACATTAAAAGCTGTACCATCCTCTGGGTCTGTTGTTAATTCGCATAAAGCCATATTTCCGTCATCGTCCACTTTCATAACGATTTGACCATCATATACACCAAACTGTGTTTCTACTTTTGTCTCAAAGTTAGTCATTTGCGCCGTTAAACCATCAGAACCGTAAAAAAATTTAAACTCCGTTCCTGCCGTCCTGTATGTTTCGTCCACTAACGTTATTTCGTTCTTTCGTTCTTGAACCCCTTTAGCCTCATATGTATCTACGAGAGATGCCACCCCGGCCATTGTGCGACTAAATATATATGATCTTACAATATTTTCCTCCGTGTCATCACTTTCAAAATCCTTTTTTATCACAAAAGCATCGCCAACTTCTTTATATGGCAATCCGTCCACCGATGCCGTCATTGGTCTATAAGAAATGTTTTTTATGCGATTAAAAATATTATTTGCAATATCAACGATCGGAATATTGTACCGTTCAAAAGTCACTTTATCTTCCTCGTCTTTATGCAAGATCATTATATTTGCAACGATAAAATCAAATGATTCGTCACTTTCCGATACGGCATAAAAATAATATTTTCCCGTTATAGGAAAAATGAAGTGTTTATATTCTCCACCACTTATTGAAATTGTTTTTAAATCATTTTCAAAGCCAATTTTTATTTTTTTGCTTTCACCCTTCAACCCATCCAATGTTACATCCAACGAAAGTACATAATTACCATCTGTGTATTTTGTATATGTATTTAATGATTCATTGTGAAAATCCGCAAGAGCAGTTCCACTTCCTCCCAATCCTCCCGACATATCCTTTTTTGTCGTTACATGTACGCCAAAATTCTCATTGTCGATATAATGTGTTCCGTTATTAATATACATCCATGTCAATACGGAATAATCACAAAGATTTTTTCGATTAGCTTTTGCATTAAATAAAAAAACATTCCCGTTCATAATATATGGATTTGAATCATCATATCCAACAGTGATTCCTACATCCTCGCTTGAATTTCCTTTTATTGTAATGCAAGATACTTTATTTGATATATGCTCTTCATACTTTAAGCTTCTATAATCATCACATGTTGTTTTGTAGCTTTTTTCTCGGCTTTCCTTATATGTAAAAAGTCCGGGAGAATCATCTTTATCTATTCTGGCATAACTTGCATCCATTTCACCATCACATATCGTTCCATTCTCACCAACAAGTTCCGGGCAATTTGCAAAAACCGTTGTACTGTCTTTTTCCAAATAGTTAAGCGTGTCATTGTTTGCATATATGGTTTCCAAATTTTCACAGTCTAAAAATGCTTCCTTGGCACTTATCACATCTGATAATTCAACGCCAGATAAGTCAATGACTTTCATTCCCATTTTTTCAAACGCATTGTCTAAACAGGTTATATTGGTCAAATTTGATCCGGTTAATACTAATGTTTTTAAATTTTCACAAAACGGAAAAATAAAAGAAAGTCGATCAAATTCAGACAAATCCAACATTGATATATCTAACCGTATTAAATTTTGCGCGGTCCAAGGTCTTGTTATTCCCTTTTCCCATTTCGTTGTTTGCGTTTTCCGTATTTTTATTCTTTCCGCATCAGAAATAAACGTAAATGTCCCATCATCGCTGTAATTATAATATGCCTTCTTCCCACCTGCATTAGCAAACATTATTTTTTTAGGGTAATCATCCGGCAAATCAGAACATTCTATGAACTTCACTGTATTTGCATATCCAGAAAGCACGCCAAACACTTGAGCGTCATATATTACAGCGTCATCTGTTTCATCATCTAAGGGATTTAAAAAAACAATTTCAAATCGTCCGTCCCGGTTCATTTTACCAAAACCGCCATTGATCGAACATAGCATTTTTAATAGATCAATTCCTATTATGTTTCCTCCATCAACCGTTTTTTCGCAAATATAGTCATCATTTTTTAAATTTTGTTCAACATAAGGTATACCCAAATAATCCAATAAACTTTCTCTCGTTTCTTTTACTGTATGCCCTAAAGAATATCCATTTGCATTATTTTTAAAAAATGTATTATACCAATCAGATACATCAACTGTAGCAAGACTTAATTTATCGTAAGCTGTTATCTTTTTATAGTCCTTATTGTCAACCATTTGCGCTGTTGTATTCACAAATGTTCCCATCGGAAGATTTTCTAATTCAACAATATTTTCCGCATCTGTAACCTCAATATGTGCTGTAAATTCTTGCCCTGAAATCTGATTGGCTATGATTTCCGACACTTCAAACTCGATGGATGATGCGATACAACCGCCTAGTGTCAGCTCGTTTGTGTCCATGATACTTTCCTTGACCGTCACTGCCTGGTCGTTGATGGTTTCGTTTGTGATAGTCAAGTCAATGTCTGAAAATGTAAAAATATACCCCGGGAAATGCCCCGTTTCCTTAAACATAGCTTTTTGTTCGTCTGTCAGATTTAGCATAACACCACCGCCTTTCTTAGTATTCAATCAGTTCAATCGTAGTCGGAAGATAAATAGGCTCTCCCTTGTATGTGCCAGAAAACTGGAAATTCGTGTCCGGGATATAAAAATATCCATGAGAGTAGTCCGCTTTCCATGTATCCCAATACCTTATTCTGACTTTCCTCTCTGGCTCTCCCTCGCAACCGTACAGTCCAAAGCAAGTACGGATATATCCGAGTAATACTTGTAATTCCGATTCCGTGATATACCGCACGGTAAAGGAAATCCCAGATGCCGTATGCTTTAATACGTGACGTTTCAGCTTTCCATTTGCATTTCTGTATGAATCCAAGTCCTGCGCCCTCTGTGGGGTTATCGTGATTCCCTCTGGTATAATGTATTGGTCTATCTTTGTATATCCGTATTCTCCATCCGCACCGCCTGTATGGCTTGTGGCAATGCTAAGTAGACCTTTGCTTTTTGAGTAGTTACTTACCATCCCGACACCCCCCTCATAATTTTAGACAACAAAAAAGACGGTATCTTTTAACCGCCTTAATTTTTTGCATAAAAATAGGGCATATCCGAGTGGATATACCCTTTTGTGTTTCTATTTATTTTAATTTATTTTAATTCATTTTAATTCATTTTAATTCATTGTAATTCATTTTAATTCATTGTAATTTCTTCTGCTATTATTATGCTGCATTTATAAGTTTTCCCTTTTACTTTTGCCTTAACAATAGAAACGCCTGTTTTTACCGCTTTTATTTTTACTGTTTTCTTATTCTTTTTGATTATTTTCAGATTCTTATTAGAAACTGACCACTTCACTTTTTTGTTAATTCCTTTTATGTCTACAGTAAATGTGTCTCCTACTTCTTGAAATGCCGACATTGGCGATATATAAATTTCTGCATTTGCACTTTTTGGCATAATAGTAAAAGCAACACAAACTACAAGTAAAAATGATATAATTTTTTTCATTGCTATTCCCTCTATTTTACAATCACTCTGACATCTTTATCTAATCCGCTTATAAGTGATATTGTGATTGTCACCTTTCCTTTTTTCTTTGCCTTTATTTTACCTTTTTTCGTCACCGTTGCTATTTTCTTATTTTGTGAATAGCACGTTTTTAATTTATCACCATTTGCCATCTTTTTAATTTTTATTTTGGCAGTTTTACCTCTTTTAACAACAATCTTATTACTTTTTAACTTCACAAATGCTTCTAATTTATCAATTTCAAAACTAATCGTGTTTCCACAAACTTTACAAGTCTGTGTTTCTGTTCCTGTTTTTAATACAGTTGGTTCTTCGGTAACTACTTTTTCTCCGTAATCGTGATGTCCGATAGCAGGAACAATATCACCGTTATAAGTTTTTTTATCGCATATATCACATTTGTATTCTGTGTACCCTTCTTTCGTACAAGATGCTGGGATTGTTTTTACCGCAACATAATGATGGGGAATAATTTGTAAAGTTTCTGTTTTAGTTCCATTGCACATAGAACATTTATATTTTATCTCTCCTTTTTTAATACAAGTAGCTTCTGTTCTCGAAACTTCTTTATAATCATGATTTATAATTTTTGTTTCGTTATCTTTCTTTGTCGAACTGCACCGACTGCATTTGTACTCCGTATATCCTTTTGATTTACAAGTTGGAGATACAACTTTTTTTACTTGATAGTCATGTCCTAATTTTTTTATTGTCTCTTTATATGTATCACTACAATTTTTACACTTATAATTTATATAGCCATCAGAAGTGCAAGTTGCATCACTTTTCATCCACACTTCATATTCATGTTCTGTTTCCCCTTTTTTTGTTTCACCGCAATTTTCACATGTATATGTAATCGTGCATTTTTCTTTCTTTCCGTTATCCCATTGATGCGATTTATATATTGTATATTCCACCGCCCCTTTACTAATATCATTAACATATACACTAACCGCTTTTTGCCCTGTTGTCGTAAATGTCAGAGTATAATATTTTGTATATGATGATAGACCACCAAGTTGAATAGATGTGTAACTCGAATACTCATACTTAAATCCAGAATCATCGTCACATTTTAATGTAATTGTGTCAGATTCCTTACATGATATCCCTAATGATATTTTCCCATCCATACATCCTTTTTTTATTTCCGCCGCATAACTCCGTATCTGTACTGACGTTACTAAAATACAAATGATAAGCATAGTTGGCAGTATTTTCTTTTTCATATAAAACCTCCTTTAATCCACGTTTATAGTAGTATAATAATATTACTACAAACATGGATTGAGGTCAAGCATATAATGGTCTGCCAGTCCTATTCTTGTAATCCCTGTTTGCGTCTGTTGTGATTCTGACAATATCTCCCTCATTCACACCCTCTACATAAAGCGGAGTGCCTGTGTTTGAGTTGTTCAACTTATTGATGGACGCTACAAGATGTGTCAGTACAGGGTTCATGGTATTAAATACTGCGTCTGATACACCAGCAGACACTGATTTGATGATTTGGTCATTATTTACTACTGTCGCTCTATTCCCTTGTCTACCAATCAATTCAGCACGACCATTTTCATTAGCATAAAACAATTCTCTTGATCGCGGATAACCACCGCTTTCGTACCCTGTTATTTTAGGTATCGTTGCAAGTTTTATCTCTCCTGCTTTTATTACTGTCTTTCCGCCAATCTTAAAATCTTTCCATTTAATATCTAAAATGTCATTTATTTTATCTATTATTTTATTTACGGTATCTACAACAGGTTTTAACCACTCTTTTATCTTATCTTTTGCAATTCCGGCAAATTTTATTGTAGGAAGCTTTACATTATTATTCCACCATTGTTTAGCACTCTCCCATTTTTCTTTTATTGCCGATTTTATGCTGTCAATAGATGGTATTTTTATTTTGGGTAATTTATCAACAACGTGGTCGTTCCACCACTGTTTAGCCGCATCCCATTTTTCTTTTATATTTTCTTTAATATCACCTATCTTCATTTTCAAATTAAGTGCTTTATCAGACCACCATGCCTTTACATCTTCCCACCATAGCTTAAATGCTTCTTTCCATTCTCCTATTCCTGTCTTTATTGTAAGTCCTTTATCTTTCCACCATGCCTTTACATCTTCCCACCATAAATTAAATCCCTCTTTCCATTCTCCTATACTGGTTGATATAGAAAGTGCTTTATCAGACCACCACGGCTCTACGTCATTTACCCACCAATCAGCAATGCCTTGTTTCCATTCGTCTAAATCGTAATCAAACAAATCGCTAAATTTCCAATCGAATTGATATTCTTTCATATCATCGGAAACAAGTGCGTCACCGATTTTCTTTCCTAATTGAAATCCAGCCGCCGTTGCCACTATAGCCGCCGCAAGAGAAGTGAATATCGTTGCAGCTATTTGTCCAGCCGTAGCTTCTCCTAATGCGGTGATACTCCCTTTCATAAGCCCCGGGACAGCTGAAAATGATGAACCGATAGCGGAAGCCATTCCGCCAGCTACACCAGACCATGTTGCTTCTACTCCTAATTTTGCTGCAAGCTTTTCAACAATCTTGTTTGATATTGTTTGTAGCGCCTCTTTCGCTTTTGAGGTTAATGCTTTTGCACCATTAACCACATTTTCCACCAAAGTCTTTACACCCTCGACAAGTTTATTGTTTCCGTCTGCATCTAATATCGCCTCTTTCAACTTTCCTTTTACTTTAGTAGAAATTGCACTAAATGCCTTTTTATGTAATTTAGTCCCTTTTAAAAGTAAAAACAATCCTGCAAATGCGGTTTCTAATGGTGCAACTTTTGCAATCCCTTTAATCGCTTTAGCAAGTGCAGACACAATCGTCCCTGCCAGACTTGCAAGGTCTAAAGCTATTTCTCCAAAATTGATACCAGAGATAAAATCTCCTATATCCTGCCCTATCTCGTTCCAGTCTATATCTTTTATGAGTTTTTTAATTCCATCAATCAAGGATGTTGCAAGCGTACCTAACTTCGTTCCTATATCTTTCCAATCTATGTTTGAAACAAATCCGTTGATACTGTTGGCAATATCTTCCCACGGCACGCCCTCAACTACGTCTATTCCAAATTGCAACAATGCTGACGCAAAATCACTAAAACTTTTCCCTAATTCTTCAAAGTTTATGTTATCAAGTATATCCTTAAATGCTTTTCCTATGTCTGCACCGTCAAGTCCCTCTATAAGCATTGTTAAAGAAGTCAGAATACCTTTTGACGCTTCAAAAATAGTCTTTCCTATCTTCTCCCAACCATTCAATCCAGTTTTTTTATCGACTTCATTCATTTCATCAAGCCAATTTTGCACACCGAAAAGAAGCTGTTTCCCCAGCTTTTCCCATCCCTTATCTTTGGTAAATTCGTCTACAAGTCCAAAAACGAGGTCTATTCCTGCTCTAAGAGCCGCACCAAACGCTCTGAACATTTCAGCGATAGCACTTGTTTCTAAAAATCCTTTTAATGCTTTTGAAAACTGTCTGCCTAATTTGTCCCAATCGACTTTTTTAAGGAATAGTGTTACGGATTGTGCTATACTCTTTAACGCATTTCCGATTACTTTTCCAAGTTTTTCCCATTTTAACTTGTTTACCAACTCATTAAATGCTGTCGCAAGTATCTTGGCAACTTTCTTCATTCCGCTGTCAATCTTAGGCCATGCCTTATCAATAGCGTCAATGGCAGTATTCAATCCGTCTGCGATAGCACCGCCTATCTTCGTTCCATCCCCTGTTTCCCATGCTTCTTTTGCAAGGGCTTTGATTTTTTCCTTTAATTTCTCTGCGTCATTCTGCATATTCTTGAAATGCTTATTCCAGTATTTTTCATAGTCCGCAAGAGATTTAAGGAGTGCGTCATTCAAAAGTCCAGATACGTCACCGCCGCCACCGCCACTTGTGCTTGTGGATGGGGTTTTCCCACCGTCATTTTTTGTCGTGGTTAGATTATTCAGCTTGTCAAATCCCTGTAACTGCTTGTTGATTTTTTTCTGTGCCTTGTCTGCTTTTTCGATATTCTTCGTGGTATCTTGCACGGCAGAATCCATGTCGCCCCAACTATCCGCACCGCTTGTGTCTAATTCGGGAGTTTTGATTTTTGTATCGTTGAACTTGATTCCTGCCAGTTTTCCGATATAAGACAAACCATCATTGATGGCAAGCACCATTGCGTTGAGGTATGGCAGAACGGCTTCAACGGCAGGCTTTAGCAATCGTCCGATTAAGATAGCCGTATTCTTTAATCCTGCCTGTAACATTCTATATTGGTTTGCAAGCTGATTGATGGTGTCGCTCTGATCTCCCCATGCCACTTTAGACTGCTGCACAATGGCAATCTCACGCAAATAAGTTTTTTCCGCTTGCGTCATGGTGGCAACTTTCTTGTCAACGCCTAATTTATATGCGTACTCCTGCAAGGTAGCCTGTGTGATGTCTATACCATATTTCTTGACCGCCATAGCCATTCCAGATAATCCAGAAGTAAAATTCTGCATTACCTGTTCAATCGGCATATTTGTAAGTGAGGACATATCTCCTGCAAGCCTAGCCATGGCTTTGGCGCTTGTCAGAGACGCTTCTCCCATCATGCCCACAGAGTTTGTCATCTGCCCTATCTGTGCTTCATACTGCGTCATCTGTGTAATGTCCATCCCAAGGCTTTTGCCCCCGGACATTGACAGTTCACCGCTTTTATCTATGTCAAATCCTGTCAGCTTGCTATTTAATGACTTTAATCTCTGCTCAAAACTGTCAGCGTATGATTGTGCGTCATCATAGCCATACTGCTTGAATTGATTCTTTGATTCATCTGCAATCTTCGTGAACGCAACATCAAAATAGTTATATCCCTCGATATAATCTGACGCTGATTCTATAGAGCCTAATAAGGTCTTTCCGACACCCTTCAAGGCTTGAAAACCGATAAATAATTTCGTTAGTTTTCCTGCTAGATTGTCCACGGACTGCCCCATGCTTTTGACACCGCCGATACCGCTTGCAAAACTGGAAGCAAATGCCTTTATCCTGCTTGCGGCAGAGGATGCCATTGCGGATAGTTTGGCAAATGGAGCGGACAGGGAAACTTTCTTCTGTTCGTCATCTACCTTAATCAATCCGTTTCTATATTCGTTTAATTCCTTTTCAGCCTTATTTAAGTCCTGATACGTTTTATCAAAATCTGCATCGCCAAAATTAAGCCCTTGTTTTGACAAATCTTTCAGCTTATTCTTTAATTCGGCAACTTTATTCCCGAGTGAATCTGTTTTCTGAATGTCCTCATCAACGCCTGTTGACGGTATCTTTAACTGGTCTTTATATCCTTTTACCTCAACCTTTGTACGGACAATTTCACTTGCTAATGCTTTCCATTGCTCCGTACCTACGGGAGTTGAAGCAATTTCCTTTTCCATCAGCTTTATTTCTTCTACCATATCATTGATGGTATTTCCTAAAGATGACTGGATTTCCTGCGTAGGAACGTCAACATTTATTTGATAATGCTCACTCAAAAAGCCTTTAACAAAGGACTGGTATTCTTCAAAACTGCTTTTATCATAATAAGGCTTTATGTTCAGATTGCTTATTTTACGCAATCCCTCACTCGCTTCATTGATTGATGATGTATCAATGCCTTTAGTCATTTCCTGCGTCTTTTTCTTCACATCATCAGCCGCCTTTGAAGCCTCTTTCATTCCTTTGGACATATTTGCCCCAGCGGTCTTTGTGGCATTTCCCATGTTTGAAATCTGTGAGTTAATGCCGTTCATGGACTTTTGGAGATTACCAAAGACATTAGAAAGTTTGGAAACGTCAATCTTATTCAATGCGCTCGCAATGCCGCCGATTTTATCAATCATTGCGTCAAGTGACTTTGCGGCTTTATCCGCTTCTGTTTTAACTTGGACTTCTAAAGTATCTTCTACCGCCATGACGTTTCACATCCTCTCTAACGAAAATAAAAAAGACCTGTCAAGGTCTATCAGTTCTTCTCTTGTAAATACACGATTTCCTTAAATTGCTCTATTCTGTATTTACAGTCTTTATATATATCTTTGTAATGCACTTCCATAGACATATCATCACGGATAACCCTTAAAATAATGCTTTCTACAAGAGTTAGTGTATTTAACTCTGTTATGCTTAAATCATCACGTTTTCCGTCTATGACACTTTTTGCCAGTTTTGTATATGTCATGTAGAGTTTATCTGAATGGGTACTTCCTTGTTCTTTCGCATATTCCACAAGTAATTTTATTACATCTGTTTCTTTTAAGCGGTTTTCTTTGTTCTCATTTCTCGTTTCAATGTAAAGTTGAGAATGATGTTCCCTTATGTATTCTTTCATTGCGAAAAATTGCCTTACAAGTTCTGCCTTGAATTTCACGACAATTTTTGAATTTCTAAGCAACGTCATAAGGAAAGTTGCCTGTTCTTCATTAAGCACATAAACCTTTTCTTTTTGACCGCTCGGCAAAGGTTCTATTTTAAATCGAACCTTTCCAGTAAATTCACTTTCATACTTTTGGATTATTGCGGTTATGGAATGATGTTTATTGTTTGTTCCCTCTGCAATAATCTTACTGGTTGTAAAGATTTCGTCACCTTTTGTTTTAACTAATTCATACATAATAATCCACCTTTCATTCTGCTACTATCTTTCGATAGGCTGTGTAAATTACTGTTATGCAAAAAGCGACTACACAGAATCGCATAGCCGCTTTATTACCAATATTTAATTTTCTTATCCCTCTAAAATCAAAATAGAGCCATTTTAAGGCTCTTTTATTTCTTCTTGGTATTCTTTTCCGCTACCGCTTTATTGTGGTTCAGAATCGCCTGTACGATTGCATGAGCAACATCATCTTTGTGTGCGTTATAAAGTTTGGAATCGTCCTTATCGTCCACGAAACAGACCTCAACAAGTATCGCCTGTTCGTTTGTCCTGTTGAGGAAGTACAGATTATCTCTGACTTTCACTCCACGGTTTGTAAATCCAATGTTTTCTAGCTGATTACAGATTCTTTTTGCCACATCGTATTTATCATTCGCTTTTGCTGTCAGATAGACCTCTGAACCTGTTGTCTTTCCGTTTCCTTTCTTGTCTCCTGCCCCGGAATTAAAGTGGATGGAGATATTCAAATCCACATCTTTGTGCGAATTGCACTTTGCACATATCTTCTGCAAAACGTCCGTCTGACTTTTTCCGTCATTACAAGTCGTATCGTATGCCTTAATTTTATGCTTCTTCAACAGTTCGATCACTTTCTTTGTTATGATTCTGTCCTCTTTTGATTCATCTAATATCCCTGTCGCACCGCACGCAATCTTACCAGACGGATTATGTCCACCATGCACGGTGACAACATCTATTTTTTTTAATGCCATTTATAATCATCTCCTTACTTTGGGCTTTCGGGAAGCCCCTGTGCTTGCAAATCTGACGCATGACACATCATTTTTACGATTGCAAGGTCAATTTCTTCATCTATGCTTAATTTTGATTTGTTTTCAGATTTCATGTCTATGTGGGTGTTCGGTTCTTTTAGATACTTTGATTTTGCCTTATTTCCTGCAATGATATGTTCTATCGCTACCGTTAATGCAGAAATCATGTATGTACCGCATATTTCCCACGCAAGAATATCCCTCTCCTGCACTTCCAGTTGGTGTGCATCATCATACGGTTGCAAGTCTGCCGGACAAGACCAATCTATATCCTCAATCGAAAATCCATATCCTTTAGTCACCATCAGCCAATGCGGTCTGATTTCCTTTTCGTATGTCTCCCATGTCAGTTCTCTGGGGGATTCATCGGGAATGTCTCCAGATTCGGAGTTGATGTCTCCTGTGTCTCCGTCTGGTTCTGTTCCTGTTTGAACATTCTCGATAAAAAACCTTCGTTCATCATTTCATTTACCAACTTTTCAAATAAGTCCATCGGACTTTCCTCTGTGTCTGTCATGTAATCATCTACCATGTCACAGACCTTATCCAACGGTTTTTCTTTATCTTCCTCTGTCTTATAGTTGTAACCAAACTCTTTTTTGTGGTATTTCTGCAATCCGACAAGAAGTAATTCCGGGATAAGCAACATCAACTCCTCAATATCTTCTACGGACTGGTTGTCTCCTGATATTCTCGCAATCCTTGACATGATATGACTTTTTAATGTCGGAAGATATGCGTACTGGATCTTATACTCTTTATTCCCCATGGTGAGTTTTAACATAACGATATTCCTCCTTTATACAAGAAAATACCCGGTACTATGACCGGGTATCGTGTTGGTTTCGCTATTTTTATGCTTCTGCAACTGTGAATGATGTCGGATAACCGTATGCGTCCGTAGCTGCTACCGCAATCGTGTAATCATCCGTGATAAGAAGCGGTGTGGTACTCTCTGCAACGGTGATTGTCGCTGTCAAGTGTCCTTCTGTCGCTTCGTTCGGTGCAATCGTAGCTGTTCCTTTGAAAGCGTACTTTGCTTTCTCACCTTTTCCTTCCCGACCATAAGCCATGATAATGTCAAGGTCTTTTCCTTTAAGTGCATTGATTTCATCGAATGTATCTTTAAGGAATGTAACCTCAAATTCAAGGGAAGCTGCTGAACGTCTGCCTTCAACCTGTACCTCGGATTCATCTTCCAAAGTTGACACATCTTCCATGTTCTGGTCGCCAATCGGAGACGGTACGGAAGTTGGTCTACCCATAGGCTTAAATGTCCCTGCCCAGTACGGACTAGCATCTGTTGCCAGCTTTTCACGATACAACACTCTGGTTTTTAATCCGACTGTAGCTGAATTTTCCTGTGCCATTTTTCCTACCTCCTTATAAAAATGCAAAAAAATAAGAGCCTAAAAGCTCTTTTGGTTTTCATGTTCTGTTTTTTATATACCATGCTCGCCCATCGTGATTGTGTATCTCGCAATCGCCCTATGTACTCCGTTTTCGCTTTCGTAAACAGGGATTTGCTGACAGGTGAACTGATATTTTTTCATAATCCGCAAGACTTCATCTGCCACGTTCCGCACCCTTTGTTGGGATTGGTTGTCGTAGCAATCTATCTGAAACGTGAATGAAGCAAGAGTAATCGTGTACCGCTCTAAATCGGTCGGTATCTCATAAGGGATTATCTGCTTGATAAAAACAAATGGGAATATCGACTTTTTATTATTGCTATCTACAACAGAGAAGTTTGCGTCTGTCATATTGTATTTGGTTTTCAAATCAGCGGAAAACTCATCAGTAATCTTCGTGAATACCCTCGATTGTACTTTGCTCGTCCACATAAGACACCTCGCTTTCCTCTGCTTCTCTGAAATCCTCAATCGATATTGCCCTTACTGTCGGATAACGCACCTTGTATAAGGCTTTATATCCGCAATGAGGGCATTTATGCTCATACTTCGTCAGCCCATCCTTGATGTAGACCGCATTGGTGGATTTCATAAATCCATTACCGCAACGGTCACATTTCATCTGGACTTGCAGAAGCCTCGTTCTGGCAACAACTTCCATTTAATCACCACTTATTTGAATATTTCTTTTGCTATCTTCTCTACGGATAAAAGCATTTCCTTGTGTGCTTCATACATTGGCATAGTCGCTTTGATACCGTGCGTTGTAATCCATTCCTGCGTTTCTTCGTTCCAGTAAACCCATGAGTCTTGCATTGCATGTATTTGACCAGGAAACGTCCCTACACCATACCCCATTTCTTCTGATTTGGGATTCGGAGTTGTATTGTAATGTATTCCTGCACCAAACTCTACCGCCAGTATCGTGCTAAAGTCAGCATATTCATCCGACTTCTGCACCTCACCTTTTGCAATCAGCACCGCTTCTAGTCCGTCACAATCTACTCTGACATGGATATAATGACCTATCGGGGATTCTGACACTTTGGCTTCTGCGACTTGCAAGCCTTTTTCTGCAAGCCGTTTTGTGAACAACTCGCACTTCTTAACAAGTCCATCACGATACTTCTCAACGTCTTTCTTTAGCTTCTGCATTGACTTAACGGACAAATTTGCAGTCAGAACTGTTTTACCCATGGTTCTTCACCCTCTTTTGCAAGGCAAATTTGTCAACATTCTTGGATGGAGCGACTTTCACCACGGTGTAATCAGCAGTTTTTTCATCAGCCGTTCCATCTTCATTGACAGTCGGCTTTTTCTCCCAAATCAGGCTTGTTTCATCAATCGGTATCCTGCCTTTTGACAGGACAAGTTTTGCTGAATAGTCTGACAGGTTCAAGCCAAACTCCACCGCCTCGGATTCACCGCCGGATAATGCTATATTTCCATAGAACATGACCGGGGCAGTATATCCCGGTTTTGTTTCGCCTGTCTTTAGCACCGTGCCGTCATCGTCTATCTCCGTGACAGGGACTTCATCTGAATAGAGTGCATACCAAAGTCTGGTCTTATTCTTCTGGAGCATCCTCACTCAAACCACCGTCCTTGTCTGCTTTGTCTTTCAAGGCTTCAATCGCATGGACAAACGCTTTCGGCATCGGTATTCCCATCAGAGAAGCATTCTCGATGATTGAAACAGCCTCATTTGCGATAAAAGCCACGATCACGCTATCACGGATGAAATTTGAGCCTAAAACTAAATCCAACCGGCAGGCAACTAAAACGATCAGAAGCATGACACCTTTCCGACACAATCCCTTAAATCCGGCTCTGCTTTCTAAAGCACCATTCTCTGTTTTTTTACTCTCGTTAAATACTGCCGCAACGATAAAGCCTGTCAGATAGTCGATTCCCATAAATATGACTAAAGTTGTCAACGATGAACTCCAGCCCCCGAATGCGGTTGAAATCGCACCTCCGATAATGCCGATTGCCGCATAAATTATATTTGATTTCATAAGCATTACCACCTTTTTTATTTATATCCGCCGCCCACCACCGCCAATGCGAATACTCCCTGCAACAATCAGACCGCCATGGGATTCAGTCCGTCTGCCACGCACTTACTACTTTAATTTCTTGCCAAAGGGATGATTCCGACAAAGTTTTTATTCCTGTCCGTATAGCTTCTTGAAGTTCCATTCTCCCCATGTGATTCCTGTCCTTCTGCTCCTACAAGGTTATAGTCATATAAAGCAAGATTCCTCGCATTGGAGTAATACGATTCCATATCACTCTCAATCTGACTTTCCGTATAGTAGGACGGATATTTCCTTGCCAATCTGATTTCCCTTAATGCTCCTGTTATTTTGGACAGAAGGATGGCTTCATTGAAGTTTTCATCTGTAACCGACAACTCGGCTTTCAAATCCTCAAACAATTCATCTTCCATACTGTCCACCTGCTTTCTTACAGACCATAATGCTCAATCAGCAACTTTTTTAATTCTGTTCCCGGCTTCTCAAAGGCATCTTCAATCCCTACCTCTGTAGCAAGGTTTTTCAACTCTGCCGTACTAAGGTGCATGATTTCGCTCTTTGTATACGTCTTTGGATCAAAAGGAAGTGGTTCTCTTGATTTTTCCTCTTGCTTTGCATTGCCGAAAACCGCTTCAATCAATGGTCTGTTCTGCTTATTTTTTTCGCTTGAAAGTTCTGCAAGACGTTTCTTCGACACTTTAAAACCATCCCGGGGGAATATATCCCCCGGTTGGTATTTATGTCTGCCGTCCTGCAAATCCTCAAACGGATTTACAACTTTATATTCCATACCATCACGCTCCTGCATCCACAGTAACCGTGCAAGTTGCTGTTACGCTTCCTGCGGTTGCCGTAATCGTTGCCGTTCCTGCGGCTACACCTGTTACAACACCATCTTCATCAACGGTTGCCTTTGTATCATCAGATGATGTCCAAGTAACCGGAGTTCCTGCCGGTGCTACCTTTGCAGTGATCGTGGTCTTTCCACCGACTGTAACGGTTGCTGTGGTCTTATTCAGAGTGATAACAGGAGTAACCGTACCGCCGATAACGCCCTTAACAACACCGTCAAGACGCTCTGCAAACAAGACAATGCCCATGATGATGGTGTCGGATGATGTCAGGTTGGTGTAATCGCTCTCTGCATGGATTCCGATATATCCTGTCGCATCCGTTGTAAACTGAAATGCCTTTGCGATATCCGGGTCGTTTGCGGAAATGTAATAGAATACAAGGTTATCCTTTGCAGTACCGTAAACTGTACCCTTTGGAACGGCACTGTTCATAATGATTGTGCCAAGTCCCATGAAGTCCTGCACATACTTCATGCCAAAGACATCCTGCATGGAAATCTGTGCCGTTCCAAGGTACTCACCGACATCTGACGGATTCATGAAGTAAACCGCCTCAAACTCGGTATCCTCAAACAAGATTTCAAGCTGTGCCCAGATATTTCCAAGCGTTGCCTGAAAAGTAGCTCCAGCCGTCTGACCTGTGCCTTTCTTCAAGAAGTTAAAGAATTTCTTCTTTACCTTGCCCTGTGCATCTTTTAGTGCGGCTTCGTTGGTCATGGTGACTGCCTGATCGTAGCCCTTTTCATTGATTGCCTCAATACTGGTAGCTTTTCTCCACTTATCCAGCTTGATTTCCTCGAAGGTAACAGGCTCTGTCTTGTAGTGGGAAAGAGGAATAACATCACCCTCCGGCACTTCTCCATCCTCCAGCTCACCTGTTGCCCTATATGCCTTAATATTCGTGCCGGATGCTCTCTGAATCTTCCTTGTGATTCCTAAAACTTCCAGCAGTTTGTTGATTCCGTCTGTAAATCTCCAGACAAAATCAATTTCTCTTGCTTTTGCTAAATCTTCTGATTTGATCAAATTCTGCTCTGCCATTTTTCATCTCTCCTTTTTTACTTAAATAGATTTAGGTTTTGAGCGATCGCTCTCTGCCTTTCCTGCGGATTGCTTATTTTAAGGATTTCATCCTTTGTCATGGAAGAATACTCCCCTGTGCCAAACTGGATTTGAGGGATTGACTTCTGCCATTCCTCTTTTGCCGCCTTTAACTCATTTTCCGTGTGCTGACGCTGGATTTCAGAAAGAGCCGCCATATCTCCAGTAACTTCTGCCTCTGCCGCCTTTGTAGCGACTTCAACAGACATTCCCTGTAACATATAGCGTTCCTTTGCTTCTGTTTTCCGCTTAAATTCCTCCAGTTCAAGGACATACAACCTGTGTTCCTCGTCCTGTTCCTGTTTCTCCATGTCTACACGCTGTTGCTCGGTCAAGGTTTCCCTGTACTTCTTTGTCAGGTCTCCCTTTTCTTTTAAGGCTTTGTCTAAGGCTTTCTTGCTCTTTTCGGCTTCTGCCTTTGCCTGTGCCAGTTCAGCCATGATGCTTTCAACGGTCACTTCCTGCCTATTTTCCTCACCGCCCTCGCTTGCAGGAGTTGTCGGTTCAGTTTTTGGCTCGGTCGTTGGCTCGGTTGTCGGTTCTGTTCCTGTTGTGGTTTTTACATCTTCCATGATTGCTACCTCTACTTTCTGTGTTTTTCAGACTTCTCTGTCCATGTTTTGATTTCCGTGTGATTTACCGCTTTCTCTAGCGTCCGTGAAATTTGTAACGCCCTTTCTCTAGGGCAATAAAAAAGCACCTAGATTTCTCCAAGTGCTGATTCATCTTAATAATATTCAACTGTACATCTGCAATTTGCGGTTTCTTTCATACTCGCCCCAAGCGATATGTCGTGAGGAAACATAAGTAGGCTTTCACCCACTGCAAATGGTCTGTCAATCGGAACAGCTAAACCATTCACTTCCTTGTGTGTCTTTCTAACCTTGTTATCCTGCTCTGTAATCCATCTTTTTAATGTCTTTCCATTCTTTACCGCCTGTCTGTAATCATCATAGTTAAATACGCTATTTGCTTCATTTGCGGCAATATACATCGCCCTTAAATCAGATGTATAGTATTCTTCATTCTCTTTCTGCTTTTCTGTCTTTTCTGAATCGTCTATGTCGGAGCGGATATGTCTGTCCATCGTGTCAATCACATCATCCGTAAACTCCTTGACATAATCATCTATATACTCATCAACAGTCATATACCCATCTATAACGGCTTTATATCTATCTTGTAGCTGATTCTTGACATAATCAGGATTTTCCATGTTATTCTGTTTCATCAACAGATATAAGGCAAAAATAAAAAGCATAACATCTTCCACCTTTTCAGCGAAGTCCTTACGCTTTTCTTTGTCACTTTTTGATATATCCATAACAGAGAAATAATCTTCGTAGGTAAAATCCTCTGTTTCGTCTAACTCCGTTATGAGATTGTTTAATCTATCCGTTACCGCCATTTACACTCACTTCCTGTGTCTGTGTTTCTGTGGTCATGCTTTCAATCAATGGGGAATTACTGATTTGGTCTGACACGTCTTGCAATGTTTTTCCGCTGTCAGCTTTGCTCTCTCCCTCTCCACCTACTGCGCTATTCGTCTTATCAAAAATAGACTTCTGATAGGCTTCTATCGTATCTTTACTGTCCTCCCACACCTGATTGATGTCCTCAAAAGCGTCCATCGCTTTTAATGCGTGAAGTCCATTGATTCCATGACTTACGGCTGTTGCAAAGAAATTGACCTTTGTTGTCAACTCATAATTCTTCTGACGCTTAATGCTCGGTCGGATGTCTTTTTTCCGCAATTTGAGCATCTCATTGTCAGGCTCAATAACAAGAGATTCTTTTAATGCAGACAAAACAACTGCAACTTCATCCATTTTGCACGTCTCTATAATGCTCTGTTCTTTTGCCGCCGCTGTTTCTGCCATTGTATATCCTGTCGCCGTATCTATTGCTAGTCCTGTTGAACCGCCGGAAGTATCTGCTCTTGACGGTACATCGCATTTCTCTAAAATCCTCGCTCTTGCGATTGATGTATTCGTCAACATACCATCATAATTGTAATCCGCCACAAGAGGGTTTATGAATGGAGTCCTTCCGTCTGGTGTTGTTTCAGTCATCGCCCATTCACCGTTTTTAGGCTTTTTTTCGTTTCCATCTTTATCTAACGGAAATTCAACATCATTTGCGTGCCAGATACAGTTCATGTTCTGCTCAACATCATTTGAAAAATCTGACAGCATTAGGTTTAAGTTGAGCATTTCAGATATTTGATGTTCAAAGCACCCTGTCCTGTCATGGGAACGTATCCATTCAATGACAGGGATTTTATGTAACTGATTCGGTTCTCCGCTTCTCTGCCTATGCGACCACGTTTCTTTTCCAGTCGGTTCTCCATTGATAATTTCCATCATGTTAATGATTTCATACCGCCTGTCCTTACTAAAGCAGGTAAAGTAATTATTCCCTGTCTTTTTGTCGTGCCGATATGTCACGCCTAACATCGGTCGCTGGTCTATGTAATAACTGGAATAAATCACAAATGTTGTCTGTGGTTCCAAGACGGAAACAGAGAAATAGCTTTCCCCATCTTCCCAGTCATCTTCATTTTTTACTCCTACGTAAGTAAAGCCGATACCATCTATCTCAATGAATCGCGCAAGTTGCTGTGTCTTGGATGTATTCCCCTCTGAATCGTAGCACTCATTCAACAATGCTACTCCAAGTGCTTCTCCTGTCTCTCCGCTATCCTTTTCCCCTCTCTGTACAAGAGTGATAGGATTGCCCCAATTAAATCCCAACTTAAATTCAACCACTTGGTGAGCCACATTATCTACACATTCACAGTTTATGTCAGGACGGTATATCTTTTCCCTCTCCATCGGCTGTATTCCGGCATCGAAGTCTAACAAAAACTTTATGTCTGCTTGATTTGTCGTGTGGCTCGGAAATGCGTTCTGCAACACTTCGATGACATTCTCATACGTGATTACTGGCTCATCTGTAAATATTTTAATCCTGCCGTTATGTTGCAGATAATTCATCTAATCACCGCCTCTGTTATTCTCCAGGAATCTTCCATGTATAATCTGACTTCATCATGTATATTTCCCCTGTGTCAATCACCATGCACTGACTTCCCTGCTTTAAATTATTGCTTTTTGCAAATTCTTCCAAATCAGGAATGTCAGTAGAATCATCACACGTCAAGGTCGCTACTCCATTTGGCTTTAATGGCTCTATTGCATTTATCAATCTAATCACCGCCTTTTTGGCAAAAATAAAAGCACCGCCATTTCTGACGATGCTTTTTTTATGAAAGGATTTATTTATGAAACCGAAAATCATATCAGTATTATTGTAACATTGCAAGTTTTAGTTGTAAATTGTACCTTTCGTAACATTTAGTAACATTAGTAACGTATTTCTCATCGTATAAAATTCGTACACACAAAGCGTATGTCTTTTCCGTATTAGTGTATGATGTAGTGGCTTTTTGTATATATACGATGTAAACAACGCAAGCTCGAAGTTAGGTCTGTCGCAGGCAGGGGCAAAAGCATTGTATAATCATTTTCTTGATAGTACAACTGAGTTTTCTGTCGGAAAATTTACACCCGCATCTGGAGTAAGTGAAGCCGATGGATACCTTTCTAAATATGGTCCATTTATTTGTTGGACAACTACTTTAGTTATTTCGTCTGCCACAGCAGATTCTGGCATTGTAACATTGGGATCGCTTCAAGCCGCTGCCAAGCCACTTCGGAGAGTTGCGCTAAACTGCATTCAAGTTGGTGGTGCTATAGCAAGGCAGGTTGTATCCCCATGCTATCTGGAAACCGATAGCGTCGTTAAAATGATACCAAAATTTACGGATACCGATGCGCCATTGTTAATCAGTGGTGTGTGGCGATATTACAGTTAATATAATTGCATTTTGAAAAATTATATTGCCACAATAATCAGATTATTATTATCTGTTCGTCCGTCAATAATCATTGTGCCGTATTTGTTGGTTGCGCCGATTGTTAAATTTTTATTGGATATTACATGGAAAACTGGTAAAAACCCCGTATCCCAATTTACAACAACTAGAAGATGGTTTACAGTGCCAAACTCCTGTATATACAACAGGAATGTTGTTTTATCTAAATCTGTTCTAATAAATTGAAGTAGTCCGCTATCGTTATATACCCATGCATTATGACGATAAATTTTTTTGTTAAGGCCATCAAATAAGTTCTTTGCCCCGAGTTGTGATAAACCTAAAATACTGCTTGCGTTGGATACATCGTATGGTTTTTACTTTAATAAAATTCGAGAATATATACGTATGTATACGCGTCTACATTCGTATAGTCAAACGTATATTCCCTCCCTTCGGTTAGCGGAAATGTAACCATATATTGTAAACCACTCGTAGAGCTTCCTCTTGCGCAGACAACCGTAACCCCATCGTCTTGTTTTAAAGAAACCGACATGTTCGATGTGGCGTTAGTTGACGGGTTGCATGGTAAAAACGCAATACCATTCATTGTACTAACGTATTTTTTATCTCTAGGTATTGTAAATCCTGTTAATTGCACTGTTTTGATAACAGCATCATACATCGATTTTGCTCCTTGTTGTGATAAACCTAAATTATTAGATGGAGAATTTACATCGTATGAATCCGTCAGAGCAGGAAATGGTACATTCACGCTCGCATATCCGCTCTTATCCTGCACCACTCTGTACTGCCTACCACTTGTGTTTGTTATGCTGTTTCCGTCATAGGTCGCTTTGGTGGTGGTATACATTTTAAAATTGCTTGCAACAGGTACACCGTTACTAAAATATACGGGATTAGATGCCGTGCCAGCGTTTGTTCCAAGTTTGCTTGCGGTGGTTGCAGATTTGACTGATTTATCTGCATCAGCGGTGTTATCTACGTTGCCAAGACCAATATTCTCCTTGGTAATATTGACATTGCCTTTTCTGTATGTTGTCTCACCGTCCCCCTTAATTCCCGTCACAGGACTTCCAGCCAACACATCCCATTTGCCATCCGCTGTTTTATATACATTACTGCCAGCAGGGCATAATACTCCTGCCCCCTCCGCAAAATCAGATGTTGTCGTAAACTGGTCAGACACGTTATACATATCTCCAACATTAGCCGTTGCAAGTGTCGGCAGATTGGCAAATGCTGCCGTTCCCATAGGATTCAGCAGTCCTGCCACTTTTGCGTCAACTTCTGTACGGTTGTATGTTTCGGATTTTAAATAGATGTTTGGCTTATTTTTGATGTAAGAATCATCTGTTGTCGTGGTCGTGTTCCAGTCTGCTTGTACGTTGACCTCTGCACCGCTTGCGATACCATCCAGTTTTGATTTTAGTGTATTTGTAAAATCGTTCGTAGACAGGGCTTTTCCACTCACAACATCAACTTTTCCATTTAAAGCTGACTGCACAACTTTATTTTGCACAGGATTTGTGGATGTGCTAGACATAGAGGCATCCACCGTGATCTTATTTGCACCTGCGGCGATCCCGTCTAATTTAGTTTTCAATGTATCAGTAAAGTCATTGGTTGACAGGACTTTACCAGTTACTTTATCAACTTTGTTATCAGAAAGAGCAGAAATGCTGTCGGCGTTTTCGTTGATTGCACCTACTAAAGTCTGTGCAACAGTTTTTAACGCATCTGTACCAATCTTAGACATCAAAGATTGGATATCTTCTAAAAGTTTTGTCACATCGTCTGTTAATATTTTATTTGTTTTATAACTTTTAACATATGACTTATCAACAATTTCATTATGGCAAACCATAAGAGGGAAAGTAATATCAGATTCGATTTGAACTCCTGATTTTATGACAATATCTACAATATAGTCATTTTCTTTTGCCTCATCGTTCCAGTATGCCTTATTTGTGCTTTCAGACGAATATCCAACAAAAACATATCTTCCATTTGAATAGGCAATATCCGTTACATCGAAATTTAAGTAAAGTATACTATGCCATGTTTTGCAATCATCAAATGATAATTGGATTTCATTTTGACCATTTACAAAATAGTTCCGCATAAAAATCCCGTTTACATACTTAATACAGGATGGTGAATATTCTGATTCTATCTTATCTAAGTTTTCCCACGTCTTTCCATTGTATGACCGGGCTAAATTCCAAAATTTTTTATCTCCACCATCGTATTCCGCTGCGTATGTGCTGTAACCAATAAATGCGCCGTTTCCATATACTATTGCTCCTAAATATTTTGCATCACCACTGCTTTTTTTCCAGTTAACACCATCAACAGACCAGTAAACTTCCCCTATATGTCCTCCATCAGTCGTACAATATACGCCATTTCCATAGGCAACGTCACCCATGTTAAGAATACCGCTATCACTTTTAATTTCTGATTCTTGAAAATTTATTCCATCATCAGAATAGATAATCTTATTGTCTGAACATGAAATAATAATATTTTCATTTTTGCCATTTATCACGTTGTTTATGTTGTCGTAAGAATCGTCAATAAGTTCCCATTGTTTTCCATCCGTTGACTGATATATTCTTTTTAGTCCAACCGCAAAAAATTTATTAAATTTTTCTGAAAACACAACAGACTTTATGTTTGTAGATGTTAAGTCCGCACCTGTCCACGTCTTACCATCGTTTGACCAATACGCTCTTGGACTAGATGAAGCGTTTGATCCAACAGCAACATAAACTCCGTTTCCATACGCCAATGATTGTAGTTTGCATTTTGAATTATCTGATATTCCGCTTCCATAACTTCCATTTTCCGAAAACGGCGGCGAAACAAATGTAACACCATTTCCAGTTTCGATATATGAGGCTCCATATGTTGTTTCTCCAAACTTTTGAGTGGCTTTTATGTGATATGTTTCCTCACTTCCATTATTTGGACAGCCAGACATAAAATATAACCCGACAGGCAATGTTATTTCTCCAACATTTTCAACAACATTATCGGCTGTAGAATTTTTACCACTTACAGTTATCGTATCGTCATTATTTCTTGTAAACGTCAGATCTCCTACGGCTTTCGTGGTCATCATATTTTCTAGCAGATTCTTGCTTGCATTGTCCGCCAAAAGCGCACTGTTTTCCTGTACGGTCGTACTATCAGACTGTGGAATTTCCTTTTCATTGATTGCACTGATCGCATCCTCTACGGTTGTCTGTTCCACTCCGTCAACTATAATTGGCTCGGACAAAGTTTTATCCTGTTTATCCGCATTTAATTTTTCGTTTTTCGTTGCCGTAAACTGTACCGCTTGAATCCACTCATACACTCCTGTTTCTCCAGTCCTTTCCTGTGCGTTGTAAACCCATCCGCTTGACTGGTCTAAATAGTTTTTGTCGGCATTTTCAGTAGCGTCAAGGTAAGACGGTTCACCGTAGCCATAAAAATCTATGGTTGCCGTAAAGCTGTCAGGAATATACCACTTGTCTAATGCTTCTGCGATCGTAGCCGTTGTTGCATCAGATTCATTTTTAGAGTACGCCCCGATATTCGCAGGAGTGATGTTCACGTTCCCACGTCTGTAGTTTGCTTCTTTCTCACCTTTAATGCCAGTAACAGGAGATCCAGCCAGAATATCCCACTTACCTCCGCTCGTCTTGTAAACATTCGCCCCAGCAGGGATAAACTCCCCTGCTCCCTCTTCAAAATCGGAAGTCGTGGTAAATTCATTCGACACATTGTACATATCCCCGACTTCTGCTGCTGCAAGCGTCGGCAGATTCACAAACGTAACCGTGCCTTTTGGATTCAGAAGCCCTGCGGTCTTAAGGTCGGTCTCATTTTTTGTGTAGGTATCCCCAAGCCGTGTTGCCAATGCTGATAAAGCGGTCGGCACGGTCGTGTATGGATTACTCTCAAGAATCATAGCGGACACCAACTGAACAGGCTGTTTTTCGTTCATAGCCGTATCAACCTGATTCTTCTTATAGGTATCCTCTAACCGTGTCGCAAGGGCAGAAAGAGCGGTCGGCACGGTATCATACGAATGAGATTCAAGGGTAATCGCACTCACAAGCTGAATCGGCTGTTTCGCCCCAAGAGCTGACACAATGACCTTATTCTTCAAAGGATTATCGCTTGTCGAATCAAGGCTATCGTCCACCTCAATTTCAGCCGTAGAAATCGGATTCCACTTTGACTGTGTTTCGGAGTATTCGTAAATCGTTCCTTTGACATACTCCCCTGCCGTTTCCCCGACAAAAAGCACCCTCTGTTTGTCTGTCGGATTCTGTGGCATGACAGAAACTTCCGTCAGCTTCTTGTTCAATTCCCCTGTGATTATCTTATTCTGCACAGGGTTTTCACTAACGGTTGACAGTTCATCGTCCACCTCAATAGTCGAACCGCCACCCTCCAAACGGTAAACTCCTGCCACATCGTTCAATTCCTTTGTATCGGAATCATACCTTTTAATGCTCATAGGATTTCTCCTTTCTGCGACAATTTATCGCAATAAAAAAGAGGTCGTAAAACCTCATTGTTTCTGTGTTATCTGATTTTCCTTTTGAAGAATCGGAAAGTTTGTGGTCGTGATAATCTTTTTGATTTCATCATATCCCAGACCACCGCCCATCAAACCGCTTACGGTCATTTCAATGGTTTTCACTTTCGCCAATTCTTCTTGTGAGAAGCAATCACGCAAGTTGTCCGTCTTGCTGATACCATATTCTTCCCTTAGTTGCCTTGCCTGTTTTCCAAAAACAGTTTTATAAACCAAGTCGGTATAGGTACTGTATGCGTGGTTGTGCATACGTTCATTCTCCCCACTATCCTTTAATGCTTTCGTAAAAGCCTGTCTGACTACAATCCCCTTTTCTCTTTCAATCAATCTGCCTGTCAGCATTTTTTCCATCTGATTGAATTGATTGATATAGGCTTCTTTGAATCTCATA